ATTGGGCGTCTTCCACGTAGCCCCCCTTGTAGGCTTCGTCGAACTGGACCTGATCGAAAACCTTCTTGCGGATCAAGTATGCGCTGAAATCCGGGTGGTTCCTTCGCTTCTGCGGCTCCAGCACCGCCTCGGTCATCTGCTCGCGCGCGTTAACGCCAACAGCCGTTACGAAATCACCGCCGTCTTCGACCAGCAGGCGATAGGTTTCGGGGCGAAGCTCAACGTCGTTGTTAAGAACCAATGCGTACTCGCCATTTTGCGAAAAGATCCACTGAAGCGCATAGTTCCAGCATTCTGAAACGCTTTTTTGGCGCTTGAATGTCACCCTATACATGCGTTCGTCGGGGATCGATCGGAGCCACTGAGAAGTTCCGTCCGGAGAGTCGTTATCGATAAAGAACAACGCGGTATCCCCGATATCCTGTGCCAAGAACGTGGACACAGCCTTCTTTGTGAGATGAAGGTTCCCCCGCGCGATCATTACACCCCAGTTCGTCATTTCCAGCACTCCAGAGCAAGAATCCAGCGATCATCCCGCGCGATGTCCGCGCCCTCTATCTTGCGATGATCGAACGAAACAACGCGCTTCCATGGACAGGTGGCGTAGAGGTATTCGGTCAACGAGAGAGGGTCATAGCCCCATTTATGCCGGTCGGCCTCATCCTGCATATATGCACCGTACACGTTCGTCATGTAGACCTGGGTGGTAAGCTCTCCCCGTATCCACATTTTTGCGAGCTTGAGCATATCGGGGACGCTGACGATCAACGACCCTCCAGGAGCAAGGATTCTATAGCACTCCTTAAGCATGGCTGATGCTTCACCGCAGCCGAAATGCTCGAGCCCCTGGTGGATAACGATCATATCGGCGGTCGAGTCTAAGATCCCTGACATCGAGGAGCAGTCAGATATGATATCCGGCTTCCATCGCGCGTTTACATCAACATTGATCCATGGTTTACGGAAAGGACGTTGACCGGAACATAGATTGAGTTTCAGCACAGCCGCTCCTCCACCTTCCGAATCACACCTTCCAGATTCTCCCGATCATCTACGCCCCAGTCGTCCCCGCCGTCGATCAACTGCATCCGCTGCCCGTCGAGGATCAAATTGTGCATGACGATATCCCCGTGCTGCTTCTCGGGTAGCGGCATCTCGCGCAGCAGTTCGATGATTCGCTCCTTCGTGGGCCATGCGCCGCCGAGGGTGAAGAAGTTCGCGAGGTTCATCCCGTAGACCCACGGCTTGGAGGCTTCGCCCTTGTGCTGCAACTGGATATGCTTGAACGAAGCTCCAGCACTGACGAGGTTCTTGTTGCAGTTCGGCGGTGATCCGATGCCGGATTGCGTCAATGTCCGGTAGAACGAACTCCATCGATGGAAGAGTGGCCGCGACATGTGCCCGTCGAACTGGGTGGTTTCGCCGATGACGGTACTTGATCCCCCCATCTCAAAATAGATCGAACTGAGCAGTTCTTGCCCACAGGCCCCCGTATCTCCCGGATACGGAGTCTGGAAGATCTGCTCCGTGCTCATATCGCAGATCGCGTTGTAGGCGACGCTTACTCCCGAATCCATGTGGTGCAGGAAGTTCAACGCCAGCACCATATCGAAGTGCTCGCACGTCGCCAGTTCCGCCAAGTCGACTGCGGTGATCTTGCGGTTCAGCACAAGCAGATTCGGCAGATTCGCCTTGTGAGCTTCGCTCAGGATGATTGGGTCCTGCTCGACTGCGATAACCACGGACTCCGGGAAGTCTCGCGCAATCTGGAGAGAGATTGCCCCCTCGAAGGCCCCCAGATCCAGCACCGTAAAGCGACGCTGGTAGCGGTCCAGGAACGGCTTGATGAGCCGATAGCGGATGCCGATGTTTGAGTAGCTCACGCCATCACCCGCGCGTACCATTCATCTATGCCGATAGTGCGACCATTCCAGTGCATCAGCATCGGGAGCGAGAAAAACTGTTCGTTGACGACGCGCCCTCCGGACCATGCGACAGACTTCGATCCGGCTCCGCTCATGGATTGGAAGATTTCGCAGAAGTCCAGGCCCATCGGGTACCCCTGGGCGTAGAGGACGTGCATTGCTTCCTGGGTGGATCCTCCAGACACCGGCTCATAGTCGCGGATCTTGCGGAGCAATTCGGCTACGGCTTCACGCCGGCCGCACAACTGCCCACCGTTGATGTATCGTTCGTTCTTGTACGCCGCGCACCATGGTCCGGGAGGCCAGCAAGATGCTTCAGTAGAGATCAAGAGCCCACTGGGTTCCGCGTCAATTAGCGAGATCACCTCGTCAGCGTCCCAGCGGCAAAATAACGTATCGTAGGTGTCCGTGAGGATGACATAATCCTGAGCGGAGTTGACTGCGGAAACGGCCTCATCGATCGCAGTAGGAATATCGGGATATCCCCTCCCCTCTCCAATGATCGTAAGTGGGACACCGAACTTCTTAGCAGTGTTCGTGAGCTTCTCAAACTGTTCCGGATAGCTCGTATACGCCCCGCCGATAACTGAAATCATTGAAAAAGCACCCCAGGAATCTTTCGCTCTGCTAGGTGCTCGGCGCCTGGAACGGGAGCCCCTTCCGTATTGGTCAATCCGCAGTGCAAAACCACCGCGGGTTTCATGGCTCCGAGCCGATATCCGGCATCACGGATCTTCTGGCTGAATACTCCATCCTCGCCCTTGCACGGGCCTGATGCCGTTGTCCGGTCCAGCGGGCCGAACTGGTCCCAGGTGGCCCAACGCATCAGCCACGATGGACCGTCGAGAGCGCAGTATCCTTCGCTGGTTTCATGGTGGAACGGGTGAACCTGACCGCCGAATAGACGGTACTTGTATTCCTCGGCTAGTGCTGCCGCCGCAGTGAGCTTCGGCAACCAGTTTTCCGTGAAGTAAGTATCCGAATCCCCCATGTACAGCCAGTCTCCGCGTCCGAATCGTTGCTCGCTCCAGTAGACTCCGAGGTTCTTCAACTGCGAGAGTACGTGGCCGCTGCGGGCGACACGCAACACCGAGACGTTCTGGAGTGGCCCGACCTGTACCGGCTCGTCGCTGCCATCGTCGATTATCACGGTTCGGTAAGAATCCGGGTCGGTATGAGCATATAAGGATTCGATGCACTGGCGATAGAGCGCCTTTCGGTTGCGGGTGAGCAAGATGATGTTGGTCATCGGACCGGATGCCACGTATTTTGACCCGCGCAGATGTACACGCCAACTGGCGTGTTGGCTCTAATGATGAATGGCCCGCAGTCAACGCGGTGACTACGCGCGGCCCATGCCCCGAGCAGACATCCCAGGTACGCGCCTACTAGCAGGGAGATGCAAATCGGAAGAGTTTTCATTTCACCCTCAGGGGCAACTCGGGCCTGAAAAAATCGTACATCCATTCGTGAGGCTCGCGATGTTCAGCCTCAACGCTTGTGCCGCGATCTCTACAATTTTGTACGTATTCCGCGGTTGTACTACTGCCACCGCCGTGATGTGTTGCGCGGATCCCCACCATCCGAACCTTCCAGCCCTTGCGATGCGCCATCAGGCAGAGGCTCGTGTCGTAACAATGAAAGCGGTGAGGAAACCACGACCAGCCCCTGACCTGTTTTAGGAACTCCGTGCGGCAGGCCATAAAGAAGCCGTCCACGACCGCGACATCGCACGCGCCCGTTTCCCTTGCGCCGTGGATGTCCCAATCGGTCTGGTTGCTGCGGTAATCGATCCGCTGCAACTGGCTGATCTTGTACGGCGTCTTGTAGATGTCTGCCGTGCCGATGCCCAGCGCCCCGCCGAAGCCCACGATGGCGACTTTGGGATCATCGAATTCCGCCAGTACGCGATCCATCCACGGCTCGTGCGTCTCCGTGTCGTCATGCGCGAACGCGATGATGTCGTGCTCGCCCCTGTATTTCTCGTAGAGCGCTTGGTACGCCGGGACCAAGCCGAGATTTTGAGGGAAATTTGCGAACGCGGAGAACTGCGCCGAGGGTTCCTGTGCGTACAGCCACGTCGTCCATTGCGCGATGCGTTCGGGAGAGATGGATGCGGTGACGGTGATCACGCTTCCATCCTCGGCTGGATAATCTTCCAGTACCGCACTGCTTCGAGCACAAAGATGAAGCTGTCGCCGAACTCATCGTTAACTAAGAGTACTCGCGCATTTGGATCAAGCGTGAGATCTCTGGCGTTGGTCTCGACCACCGTTCCGTTGATAAAGTAAACCGTCAGTTTTTTCATTTCCAGAATTCCCACCAGCGAGGCTTTCGTGCGGGCATCGTGAACCGGCATGCGGCGTTGTGGCACTCTATGCCGAATTCGCTTTCGAGCAGCCGCGATTGACAGATAGGGCAGGTCATTCCACGCCCTCCGTGAGCCACCGCGTTGCGTTATCTTCCATTTTGAGGATCACCTTACTGATCGCTTCCGCAAGGTTCCACTGACCGGACCCCTGTTCGCGGGACAGTCGTTCATAAACCTGTTTCCATTCGCGCAGGGTCATGGTGGCCGAGATTTGAACCACTACCTTGTCCGGATCGACAACCCGCGCAGTAACAAAATTAGCCACTTGCCAACCTCAAGAAGAATTTTCGCCAGCATCCCAGCCAGAGCGATTTCCAGTCCAAATGCATGACTGACGCCCGGCAATCTTCCACGCTTCGTACGTCATTGTTCCAGCGCGAGATGGCTTCCGCCCAATGCGCGGGATCGAACACCGGCCGCATCGTGTTGTAGATCCCCTCCATCCGCATGTGGATGGGCTGCACACTCAGCACGCCGTCTACGTTGCGCCAGTTCCCGCCGCCGTAAGTCGAGTGGATCACCGGCACGCCGCAGGACAGAGATTCGGCTATTGGGAAACCGAAGCCTTCACTACTTGGCAGAATCGTCACGTCGCACGCCGAATAAAGATACGACATCTCCACGTCGTCCTTCGACCCGGAGAACGTCACCGTGACGCGATCCGCGAGCCCAAACGATGAGATCAACTCGCCCAGATCCCAGTGCCGCTGAATCGTGTCGATGTGGACCCACGAGTGCCAGTCGGGGAGCATCGCCATGCACTGCGCCCACAAGCCCCAATCCTTGCGAATCTGGTTCGTCATGACGCAGCCGGCGAGTTTCTGCTTCTCGCTGAGTCCCATCGCGATCCGCGCCGCACGCTTGTCCCGCGGTTGAAACACGTCGGTCTGTATGCCGTGCGGTATCCAGTCGATCTCCCGGCCCAAAGTCTTGCTCAGCACCTCAGCGCCGAACGGTCCGTAGGCCAGCACTTCATTGAAGCCCGCTAGGATGTTCTGCTCGGATGCGGTGAGCCGACCGAACGGGCCTGCGCTATCGACCGGAGCGTAAATCGCAAGCTTGATCTTGTTGCGGCGCTTCTGAATCCACTCGCCTCGTGAGAGCCACCCCAAGCGGCTGGCGTCCCAGCAACACATCAGGATGCCCTCGCCGTCGTCTGCGAAATCGCGCCACGTGCGAGACAGGAGGTCCTCCTCTCCGAAGCCGTGCTTCACGTCGTAGACGTACTGCATTACGCCCAATTGCCGGGTTCCCAAGCCGCCGCGCCCCAAAATGCCTACGCGATACTCCGGCATTGATGCGACGTGCGCCGCCAGATCGCGGGAGATGCGAGCCAGGCCGCTGCGAAGGTCGGGGCTGTCCGAGATGAACAGAATGGGCGTTTGCTTCACTTGCGGATATCCTCAAGTACTCGCCACCGCTGGTTTATCAGAATCGAACGAAGCTCATCGGTGCATTTGGCGCATAGGTCCCTTGGGTCTTCGTTATTGACCTTAACCTTGTTGGAATTGAGATTCGGAATCTTGTCGCCGCAAGCGTCGCAATACTTGATTGTCACCGCACTCCCTTTCTCTGCCTGAATCCTGGAGCATCCACATCCCGCAATGCCTGCTCGATTCGCCCATCAAAGCTCTTCTGGTGCCCGTTGAACACGCGGCTAACTAGCGTTCGCGAGTACTTCAGTTCCTCGGCGATGCGCTTCAGTTCGCCTTTGTGCGAGCGTTTCCAGTCGTGACGCTCGATCTCAAGAGCGGTGTAGGTTTTCAGGGGCAACGTGTACATGGTAAACTGCTGCACGTTGTAAAGTCAATAGGCGCGCGATGTTTTTGTTGCTCCGGCTAGCGAGGGGGCATCGGAGGCGCGTTGAGCGCGTCAGCGCCCAAGCGAATCGCAGTGCCGGGGACGTAGGGAGCGACCGCGCTGATAGCCTTTGCGCCGGGGATGTTTCCAGCCCTGAATAGGGCAATGGCGAGCTTGGATTTAACCTCCGGGTCCTCGAACGCAGAGCGCACTAAGTGGGCTCCTAGAGCACCTATGCCCGCTCCAGCACCAGCGCCTTCTACGCCACCCTGAGATCCAAGCAAGCCACCCACGATCGGGAAAATAAAGTAAGGGCTGATCTGCTTGTTTCCTTCACGTGCGGCAAAGCGCCCCAGCGCCTTTTCGAGTCCGATCATCGCCCCTTCGCGGCGATTCAGATCACCGATTTCGGGATACCGCTGCTCCAGTTCAAGCTTCAGCGCTGAGGCCAGTTCCTCTTTCGCATCAAGCGAGATCGGCGCGGCATCGGACGTGAAGTAGTTCCCCTTGGCGTTCCGGATTTCCTTGTAGATCTGCTTCTTTACTTCCTGCGCCTGCGTCGGAGGGATAGGCCGCGGATAACGAATGAGGAAGTTCTGCTTCACGTCATCGATTGCCTTGGCGTAAGCCGGATCTCCGCTACCGCTCGACCATTTCACCTTGAGATCATCGAGTTTCTGCGCGACCAGCTTCGGGTCGATGGGCTTCTGTTGCGGCCCTCCGCCGATGATACTGTCGATCTGGCTGTTGAGCTTCTGCCAGCCGGTATCCCACTTCTCGGGATTTACAGGGATGCCTTCCTTCAGTCCCGCTCCGACGATTTTCTTTGTTTCATCGACGCCCAGTGCAGTTGAGGGCTTCAATGCCGACTGATAGAGTTGAGTCGGATTCATCACCCGCTTGAAGATTCTGCCCAAGGCGGCGTTAACGAACCGCCCCCCAAGTTCGCTCGCTCCCATTTCCGCGCCTTCAGTGCCAGCGCGGTTAATTGCCTCAGGGATTGACGCCGGGGCATCGGGTTCGCCTGCCAGTCTTTTGATTCCCTGCTGAAGTACGGATCCGCCCGCACCGCCAAGACCAGAAGCGATCCAGGCCGGGACCGTAGCTTCAGGAGCCAGTACGGTCGCGGCCGTAGCTCCGATTGCTGGAAGGTAGTTCAGGATTCCGCGACCGACCTGCTGCGGAAGATCCGCAGGAAGATCCTGCTTCGACGGCACATATCCTTCGGGCGGCGTTAGCTGAAATTTGGCATCCCAGAGCGCAGCCTTAGCTTCTTTGGGGATATTCAGAGAATCGAATCGTTTCTGAAAGTCCGCTTGATCGGCCGCAGAGTGGAAAGCATCCCAGGCGTCGGCTTTGACGTTCTGCGGTACTTGAAGCGGGTCTAAAATGGCCTGCGGGTCTGCCACGGATCACCTGTATGGATTAGCTGGAGCGGACGGAGGATTCGGGGGAGCTAGTGGACTCGTGAACGGTCCTTCGCCCGCCTTTTCGAGCCCCTTGGCGATGTTTCCGCGCTGCGTCTGGAGCGCCTTCATGGTGTTCTCAAGAACACGCTTCGTTACCGCCGGATTCGCGAGGAGGTTACCGCGCTGCTGCTGTAACGCCGAAAATGCCTCTGGCCCACGGAACCCAGTGGCACCGAGAGGGCCACGAAGGGTATTGATGTGCTCCAGGAGAGATGCGAAGTCCCCGGCGAGCGCCGCTTCCTGGTCGGTCAACGGAACCGAGCGATTGATAATCGCAGTCAGGATACCTTGGCGCGGATCGATCTGGAGATCGATTTTCTTCGCCGCGAGCAGGCTATTTAAGACGCCCATGTTTGACTGGACGTTCTGCACCAGCGAAATCGTGTTGTCGAACGCACCAAGACGGTTTTCGAGGTTGATTTTCTGATCCGGCGTCAGCGATCGACCGCCCACAACCCTTCCGCCGCCGCCCACGGACGCTGTAGGACGCGTCGGGGTCAATCCTGGGCCCGTATAGGGTGTTACGGGAGCTGCGGGCATTGGTGCCGCTTGTGGAGCGCCCGGGAGGGCTCTCTGGCGCGTTGTGGACGTGCTGGTGGTCACCGGAACCGCAACCGTAGACCCATCGGGCTGCTGGACCATCCGCACGCCGGCATTTGTCGAGGTGCTGGTCTGCGGAATCATCGCTGTGTTGAGCGTCAGCGTCCGCGTACCGGGAACTTCGTGCCCCTCTCGATCGAATCCCGCCAAATACGACACTCCGGTCGTCGGGTCGGTGATCTGGCGCATCTCCCTCACACTGGTCTGCGGAAAATACTCCTTTTGTCCGTCCGAATACTCCCGGATGCGATAAAACTTCCCTGTTTCGAGCGGTTTTCCGGTCTTGGGGTCAATTTCGCCTTCGAGTTCCGTTCCTGGGACGATTCCAGCGACCATATGCCCAGCATCCGGCTTGATTGCGGGCTCTCCGTTCGACCCAATGCTTTCGATGAAGTGATTCGCCCCGCCTTTTTTCAGTTCTTCGATCGCTTTCATGCGATTCTCGCGCTTGAATCGCTCGATGGCGAGTTGTCGGGCGGTTTCCGCCTGCTGGAGCGCGTTTTGTTCGGCGATCTTGGCGGCAATCGCGGGCTGTCCCGTGATTCCGGCTACTGCGGCCTGAGTCTGCGCCGCCCGCATTGGATCATTGAACCGCGGGGGCATAGGAGGAGCCTGCAAGGGAGATGGGGCGGTAGCATTGGGCGGCATCCCGCCGTTCTGGGCTGCGGCTGCTGCGGCCATTGCCGCCATCTCGGGGCCTTGTGAAGCCGCGAGGCTTGGGTCCACCGGAAGCGGAGGCGCGGGCATTAGCGGCGCCTGAAGCGCTTGCGGAGCCTGTTGCTGGGGCTGTGGAGCACCACCCTGAGGAGCCGCTCCCTGCTGCATCTGACCGGCTCCGGGGTTCGGCTGGCGCGACTGCATTTGGCGAGCCATCGAATTGCTGATGATCTCACCCATTGCCTTGGAGATTTTGTCGGATTTGAACTTGGGCAGCGGCGTCTGCTGAGTCTCAAGGAGCAATTGTTGAGCTTCCTGCTGCGCCGCTGGCTCCAAGCCTGGGTTTGTGGCCCAATTGGTCAGCGTTTCGAGCGCATGGTCCTGCATTTGCTTGCGGTTCTGCAAGTCCATGAGATGATCCTGGCGCATCGTCTGTCCGACGTTGTAGATTGCGCCCGCTAATCCGCCGAGATTCGCCATCGTCTAAACACCGGCCCAGTTCGGCTGACGTACCGTCGTGCCTAAAGGTAAACCGCTGAGATTCGTACCGCCGCCGCCCCCGCCAATACTTCCCCATGGGATGCTGTTGAAAATGTTAAAGAGGCCGCCACCTAAATTCGCCCCGTTCTGATTGCCGATCCCCTGAAGCGTCAGATCGGTATTGATCAGGCTATTGCTCGCATTTTGCCCTTGTCCAGAGAGTCCAAGGAGGGACTGAAGAATGGTCTGCATCAATCCCAAGTTCTGATTTCCGAGACTGTTTACTAAGCCTCCTGCGAGACTCGTGTTTGCATTGCTAAGCGATGTTCCTAGCCCGCCCTGTGCCGTTCCCAGATTCGCAAGTTGCTGCGCTGCTTGCGGCTGAAGTTGCGAGAACATATTCCCGATCGCACCCGCTTGCTGGAAAGGCAACTGTTGAAGTTGAGATGCTCTCCCCCCGCCCATTGGGGCGAAGTTACTCAGGCTCGTCTTGGCCTGGTTGTACGCCGCATTGCTGGCCTGAACGGTCGGGGAAATCGCCTGGAACGCCTGCGGACCTCCGTGAAGGATCGCCTGCCAATAATCTTGCGCGGGTTTAAATGCGCCTTGGGCGCTGGTCAGCAAATCATTGCCGGTGTTGGTGCTGCGCTCGGCATTCCCCAGCGCAGTGGTCGCAATCGGGAACCAACTGGAGGTCGTGCCAAAATTCGTATACCCCGGAAGCGAGTTTACCAGCCCGTGAGCTTCGTTCCCTGCCGCTGCACCGCCGTTGCTCGAACTCAGGAGATTGGATTGCGCCTGGTTTCCGGCTCCGCCGAGTGATGGCTTCTTCGATCCGAAGATACCGCCGAGAATGCTGCCGATTCCCGAAGCGATCGGCCCGATTGCCGCCCAAGGCATTAGGTATCTCCTTTGAATAAAGCTACCATATGCATGTCAACAGGTAAACCCTTTTTGGTTGTGTGAGCCATAAGGAATCCTTCATCCTTAGCTTTAAGTTTCTTCAGGAACCTGCGAACGGGCCAGTTGTCGGCGAAATACGCCACTTGGACCTTCTCGATTCCCTCAGAGAAGAGAAGTCTGAGCATTTGCAGAACAGCCTCGCGTGCGACTCCCTTCCCGTGTACGGTCCTCGAGAAACAGAGATGAAATGTGCCGACGATGGGCGACACGGGAGTAAACCCAAGGAACCCGACGTAGAGCCCATCGTATTTCACCATCCACATCCGCTCTCCGGCTTTGTCTCGGCGTTCGATGTGATCGATGAACTCGGCGATATTCCGAGGGCCGAAGTCATCGAAATTCTGTTCGGGATATTCGAGGAGCCACTCCCACACCAGAAGGAGAACCTCTGGCGGAAACGGCGATTCGAGTTCAACGGCCATGGATGTTTCGGTCATCATGCTCCTTGCCACGTTGCAAACATTGTCGATTGAGGCTGAATCACCTGCGACGTCCCCCCACCGCTCGCCTTGCGGATGAACAGCGTCGCATTCTCGGTTCCGGTAATGGATCTGGCCTGCCACAGTTGCGTAATCATCATCGTCTCATTGGCGGCTTTGTTGATAACCGCTCCATAGGGCTGCGGAGCATTGCCGATCTTCAGAGATAGCGTGAAATCGATCCCCGTATCACCGATGATCTTCAGACAGATTTGAGCCATCACCAGCCACGTTCCGGGACGGGTCAACCCGAGGTTCAGGTTAAGCGACGTCCCGAGATTCGCTCCGGTCCCAACGAGAACCTTGATCACGGGTCCGGTCTGATCTCCCAAGGCAGAGAGAAAGATCGGAGAGAAAGCGTCCCTCTGCGCTTGGATCAGATCGAACGTCTGCCGAAAAGCGACCTGGGTCTGTGCATCGATCTCCGAGCTAAGGTTCGGGCGGTATTGATTCGCTGGCTGTGTGAGAGCCCGTAGGCGCTTCAGTGGAGCGGTTACTGGAGGCAGTGGGTTGCTCACGGTCCTAGCGGCTCCTTTGGCTCCTGAGAGACATATTCTCTCACGGCGGGCTTAATCTGCGCTGAAGGAATCGCTCCTTCTCCGATCGCGTGATATGTCACTTCATCGAGCGGACAATCTGGATCGGGACTTGGCGTGGGAGTCGGAGGCGTCGGGGTTGGTCCTGGAGTATCGGTATCGCGATTGGTGATCGTGCAGACGACATCCTGACCATCGGCGATGGTTACCTGATTGGCGACCTGCGTTCCGCCCGTGCAGACCCATGAACTCGCTACATATCCACTCGGTCCCGCACTCTCCCCAAGAACGTAGGTCCCTGGCGTGACGGTGCCGCTCGCACCTCCGGCGCCGAACAGCGGACTGGGGCCGGAAGCGGTCAGGGTCCACGCCGAAGGAAGCGCTGTTCCTCCATGGGTATTCGATACGACCTTGACCAGCGTTAACGTCGCCGCGCTCGTTGCATGGGCGAAGGCTCTCCCTGGAGACCAGCGTCCAGCCTGGTTGTACCGTGATCCGGGCTGAGAAGAGAGCCGCGTTGCCATTTAGGTTTTAGCGATGCCGTAGACTCTTATCGTTCCAGTAGAGATGCTTCCACTAGGGAAAAAGAACTGGAAAGCGTTGTAGGCTGAAGTATTGAGATATTTCCCGCCGATGGTCCACCCTTCTACGACGGTCCCGGGCAGATCAGACGATTTAATACCTACGAGGTTAGCTGTCAGAGCTTTCGCCGAGCTAGAATTAGCTGGATTGTAGAGTTTTATGGTTCCGCACAGCCCCGGCGCGGCATTGTTCTGACTGTCCCCAAAGCCTAAAGATGTGTCTGACTGTGATCCCCCTGCCGCACTCCCACTGGATGACCATCCAAGCTCGGACCATGCGTAATTGCTAGTAGAATCGTAACTGCTCCCCCCGTTCGTGGACATTCTCATCCGAAGAGTTTGTGCGTCTGTGGCTGGAACTATTTCGACGAGTTCAATCTGGTAAGCATCATAAGTACTGCTGATGCAGGCCGTAAAATTCAGGCTTGCCGAGGACGAGGCTGTATGCTGTTCAAGGAGAACAAGCGCTCCGCCTCCACTCCCGCCGCTGATCGCTACGCTCGATGCACTGGTGACCCTTCCCTTGGCGTCCACCGCAATCTGAGCAACGTGCGTTGAGTCTCCGTAGGTGGCTGCTGAAACTCCACTCGCGGCCAGCGTGACGGCCCCCGTTCCCGTGTTGATCGTGGCGTCGCCCGATGCCGTGAACCCGCCGAACGCGTTGGAGTTGTTGTATTGGATCTGTCCGCTGGATCCCCCGGGGCTTGTCGATCCCGCGTGCTCTGAAACGTAGGTAGCGATCGCCAGCGCACTTTCGACGGCCACGACTACGGAGCCGGATGGGGCGCTCGTATCCGTTCCCTCTGCGGCTACGGTAACCGTCGTGCCGCTTCGATTGCTGACGCGCAGTAAAACGATGGGCGGCGCAGTTGCATCGGCTGCGGGGAACACGCCAAGGGTGTACGTCGATGAAGCCGATGGCAAGCCAGAGGCGCTCGTAAGCGACGCTGTGCCTGATCCTGAGGTGTAGCCCGAGGCAAGCGTAGTACTGAAATTGTTGATGATGACTTCTGCCATTTAATTTATCGTAGGCTCCTCGGGTTCCTGTGCGCTGAAGATCAGTGCCAGAGTATCAATCTGCGGAGTGCTGGTCACCCCTTCGGGAATCGCGTGAAACGTGGGAGGCGCGATCGGATCATCGGGGCAAGGCGGAGGGTTGGGAGTCGGCGGCGTTGGAGTATGCCCTCCTCCCCCTCCGGTATCGCTATTGTGAATCGTGCAGACTACGGTTTCCCCAGCGGTGATCGTTACGACGCCATTCACGACCGTTGCCCCGGTGCAGGTCCACTGGCTTGCGGTATACCCTGTAGGTCCGGATTCGGTGAGCACATAGGTCCCTGGCTTTACGGGAGTCGGCCCCACAATTCCATGCCCTGTGATCGGCGTTGGTCCAGCAGCATTCAGCGTGAAATCCGAAGGGACCGCAGTGCCTCCGTGCGTATTCGATACGACCTTTACCAGTTTTAGGTTCGGCTGTCCGAGACCAACATGGAGTCCCAACCCCAAAGAAAGTGACGCCGAAAACGGTGGAGTAAAGTCAACAGCAAACCCAATCCCGAGAGAGAGACTCTCCGCCACATTGGGAGGGGCGACAAGAAACTGGCCAAACTGCATATAGGCGCATGATGGGAAATTGCCCTCTTCTCCCTCGGGAATCGGTAGCAGCTCTTTACGAAAGTCCACCGTGCCACGAGGGGCCACCCATACCGCATTGGCCTTGTCTGTATCGGAATCCCAAGGAGCGTAAACGTTATCGCCGTTTAGGTCATCGCTGTAGATCATGCCATGACCGAAGCCATCTACCGTATCCGCGTCGAAGACCCCCACTGTCCCAATGGGCGTGCCGTCGCGTTGGAATCTTTGGACTCTCCCGTCTTGAGCCCCACCGACAAGATAATAGAAGAGGTACAGTTCGTCTAGAAGCGGATCATACTGTATGTTTCCTGGAGCCACTCCAGCGCCTGAGGCTACGGTGACTTGGCTTCCCCATCCAGACATCGCCGAGTAGAAGCGGTAAAACGCTCCTCCGGTGAACCCGTAAAAGATTCCAAAGTCTCCTCCCGGAAATGCGATCAATCCGTTTCCTGGTAGCAGTTGCGGAAGGGTCCCCAGGTCAATCGTTATCGTCGGAGCAACCCATTGCCCCGACGAAAAGTTGAACTCAAAAATGCCCATCGTATTGTTGAATTCAACGATCTGGGAAAACACGAACACTTTAGTTCTTGTGTTTAAATCTCTCCTAACGGCATAATGCGCACCAACGGTGTCAGGTTTGATCGGAGCATGAGCCCGGTCCATCTCGGTCCAAGGGCTCGTCCCATCGGGAGAGTACAGCATCCCAAGGCGGCTATCTCCGGACACCAGAACCTTAACCAGCAGGTAATATCCTACGGCCCCTCCGGAGGCTCCGTCGTACCACCATGCTCCTTCCGAAATGTCCCAATAGTCTTCTATCGATAAATCAAACGGATCGACCCCCGTAACCGAGATGGCCTGAACGGAATCAGGAAATCCGTTCCCGATAAATCCAATCTTGGAAATTGGTCCGTTAAGCGTCCCCACCAATCCTTTGTTATTGGTGAGATCCGCCGTCAGTGCGCCCCCGGAGCACGTGAATGCCCCGGTCCCGTCATAAATGGTTCCTGCGAGATTCCAGACTCCTGATCCAGGAACGCCTCCGATCCGATAGGATAGGTACCAGCGATTGAACCCAAATGTGTGGATCGCCAGCGGAAGCGTCATCGAAACCGGGGCAATCGTTGGCGGCGGGAGAACCGAAGTAGAAATAGGCGAGATTGTATCGCTGTCACCCGTCACTGGGTCAGAGACGATTACGCCCCACACGTTCGACCCAGATCCAGTAGGTACCCCCGTTAGAAGTAGCGTTGCGTGCCTGGTGTCCAGCACGTTGACAATGGAAGCTACGATGCCGGGAGGGGGGCTGCCGGTCAACGTAGCGATGAGACGGAAGGCGTTTGTAGGGCCCGTTACTCTAAGCGCTCCGGAAGCCTCCCATGTATAGGGAGACTGCATCGTCGCAGGATAGATCAGCGGAATCCTGACTAGGGAGATGCTCAACTTACACGCTCGTTGCTGTGATGTCCACCTGAATGGTCAAAACCCGTCCGCTAGCCAAAGTTTGTGTTCCATCCACAAAGCCAGCCTCTCCGAACAATATGCCCGAGTTTCCACCCTTAGTAGAATTACTAACCAAAAATCCGCCTTTTAGTGTTATTGGAGCGTTGATCGTAAAAGCCGCAAGCGAGGAAGCGTTACTGATGACTCCAGCCACAGCGGTCCCGAGTGTCAGTGTCTGCCGTACCGTTTCCGTGTAGGCTACCGATTCCCGCCAACCGTTGGTTCCGCCAGAGGGAGCCGAAGTCGTGATTTTAGCCGCGGTATCGGTGGCCGCGAGTGCCGAAAAGTTGGCGTTGTCGATCAGTCCAACGAACCATGTAGCCGTATAAGCCGAACCTTTGAAGTATTTGGTGAGCGAATCGTTCAGCCCCGCCGTTGGGACAAGATTCTTGATCTGGACTTCCCACAACTTTCGCCCCATGCGATAGCTCTGCTTACTCGCATAGGCGGTGAACGTCCAGATGTTATTGTACCCGACTTGGCTCATCATATCCGTGCGCCTCCTGGAGCGCCAACTTCGCGACTGCGATCCCCGAAGGGTTTCATGCTCAAGAACGGTCCTGGAGAGCCCCACTGCTTCGCCCGCACTTCGATATCTTTGATGAACACGCGGAACGGGCAGTCCGAGATTGCCTTGTACTGACTCACTGCCCTGCCCTTCATCGGCTGGAGCACGATGTACGGACGATCATAAAGTCCGAAGGTGTTGGGGACCGTATACGTGTAATCGATGTTGTCCACGGTGATGGTCCACTGCACGTCGGCATTCGCGATCATCGCGAAATAGGCATCCCGGTGGTAGATGTACCCCTGAAGATCCAATGCTGTCGGCTGCGTGATCCAGCTTGTCGCGAGTTCCGGCATGGGCTCCCAGCGCCAGTTGAGGCCGTAGAGACGCCAGAAATCACCAGGATTTGCGAGGCCAACGCGGGCCATGTGGCCAAAGAACGGAACGCGGAACGAATAGGGTATCGACTGCCGCCCGGTATGGTTGATCTGGAGTTGGGTGACCACGCCGCCCGTATCGGTTTCGATGTTCAGCGTGATCGTACGCCCCAGAGTATCGGCGTCGATGATGACGCCCTGCCACCACTTGTCCCCGTCGTACCCGGCTGAATCGTAATCCGTTTTTCGCAGCGAAATCAACTCAGGACGGACTAGCCATGAGGGTTGCCACTTGAAAATGACCGGAATATTTGGGTTATCGACGGTCCCAGTCTGCGCCCAGGATAGATCGAGGCCGATATCTCGCGCGTATTGCCCTAAGCCGCCGTTGATATCGATGGTCTGGATATTTTCGGTGCTTGATGTCGTAATGACCTGCGGAGAAGTACGGTTCGTATACTTGTCGAAGCCCAAAACCGCAGTAACCGGCTCTCCGTTGCCCGTCAATTCGACCCAAACGTCACCCCAGAGTTTTCTCGATCGGTCGTCACCAGCAAATTTTGAGCCCGTGCGGATCTGGCACGCCACATCCGCGGACACATCCGCACCGCCCCCGTATTCCACGACCTTGCCGTTGGTCGTGCCCATAACGATCTTTTTCCAGGTCAGGCCATCGGTGTTATTTTGAACGTCTTCGTAATAGCGGCAGGTGATCTGCGGGTTGTAGTCGTCGGGGAACCATCCGTTGTCGCTGAAGCTGTAGACCAGCGTGGCGTAATCGCCATCGACGTTCATGTAGTCGAAGTACAGGAATCCATCACCATAGGAAAGCCTGAAGGTTTCGGGCTTGTCGAAGTCGGGAAGGACCAAAGTGGTGCCATCCAGCCCATCGACCGAGCTGAACGCTGATCCCGTATCGCCTTCGTGAGGGAAGAACGGGTAAAAATCCGCGTCCGTGATGTTCGTCGGAGCTCCGCCGCCCGTCGTCAGATAGATTCCGTCCTTGCCCACAAACGCGATCCCTTGCGGAGTGACGCAGATTCCCCAGCGGGCAAATAGGCCCTTGGAATTAGGGACCTCGAGAGCTGAAAAATCGCTGACCTGTCCCAATGTTGGGTACATCACGAACAGCCGCTTGGTCGAAAAGACGTAGCTATTGCCGTTGTAGATGATCCCGTTCATCAACTTCTCGCTGGCTGATGTGATGTCGAGCACGTTGGCACCAGGATGAGACTCGACGTGATTCCCCTTGGTCCAGTAAATCGAGCCAGGACGCATCGGGTCGCCACAAGCGAAAACGAATGTGCCTGTGACGCCCCCTCCGAACGGTCCCCAGATGCACGGAACTGGCTGATGGACCACTTCGGGCGAGTTGAACGTAAACTCGCTGTTGTAGACGTGGTTGACCGGCGGATCCTCAAGGACCTCAAAGATGGTCGGAGCAGTCGGAGAGGCATACAAGGTAAAGTTCAAGCCGCCGATCGATACCTGAGTGCCTGCGGGATAGTACGGCGCCGGCCCCGCGGCGCTGTAGGACGGGATAGTGATCCCCGGTGAAGTGATGATCACCTTTGCGCCGAGCCCGGTTCCTTGAGGCGTTACCGTGCAATTCCCGCTGATGCTGAGACTCAACGAAACGAACGGCGGATTGTCGTCAAGGTCCGCTTCTTCGGCGTTGGCGATCGCGGAATCTGGGAACGGATCGGTAACCGTGTTTCCTGCGATGTTGTCGCAGGTTCCGATATACTTCCAGACCGGAAGAGAGCCACCCCACCGGAAGACGTCAAACCACCGTACCTGCCCATCCATGTGAACCTGCGGGATGGTGATGACAATATTTGATGGCGGAGTTGAGGCGCCCGGAGCCGAAGATGGGAACAGCGCGTTCACCATACGGACGGCAGGGCCAAGATTCGACCAGCCTCCGGTATTGATGATCGGGTCTGAGCGGCCGCGAAGCGCGTAGATGTATCCGTTGGGGCTGTTGCCCACGTCGGGACCGTTTGCGTTGGCGGCTCCAATGGCAATCGTCGGAGCGAAGTTCGGCGGCGCGATACCCCAAGGCCAGCCGAGCAATGCGCTCGAAACTTTGCGGAGTTGCGACGAATCCCCGATATAGACCCAGGGCCTGGGCGTCAGATCATTGTTCGCGACGACGTAAGATAGAGGGTTCCCGGAGAACCCGCTATCGAGATCGAAAATGCTCCCCTGGTAGCTGGTGCAGAGGCTTGGCGGTTGACGGGAGGCGATAACCTGCGTTCCGATTCCGGCGAGTCGCACGCGCGGGAAGAAAGAGCCCGGATATTGGCTCGGGTTCCCAATCGGGTCGTCCCAGACGAACAGCGAATTTATTGGAGTCGAGGGGATTCCAGGCTGGATAAATGTGCTGACGAGGCTCGTGCCTTGTCGGCCCTGGACCTGACCCGAACCGTAGGGTCGAATGTTTCGGGCGATCCTGACCTTTCCCGGAGGGAGCTTATCGACGGGGCTGGAAAGGTTCACGCCCTGGACGTCGAAAACGTGAGGCTCTCGCTGAAAGTCCATTTACACGCTGTCTTCGATGGTGAAATTGGTCGCGCTGATCGTGTTTCCTGCGGCCATGGTGCCCCACTGGACGGTGATATTGATCGCCAGAGTTCCCGTGGTGTCGATCGTCGTTACTGCGGTATTGGGCATGTCAGCCAAGACACCGCCAGCGTGTTCTTCGGAGTAGTATCCCTGAGCAAAGATTGTTCCTGTCGCCCCGACGCTGCGGCAGGTTATATTCGCGCTGATCTCGAAGACGTTGTTCGTCCCGCTTCCCGACGTGGCCGCGCCAGTAGTCAGGAACGTGGATCCGCCGATCTTGACCTTTACGGTGATGGTTGGGCTGCCCGTCGAGGAATACACGCCTGACATGCGAAGCTTGATCGACTTTCCGGCAAAGAAGAAGTTTGCCGGCAGTGTGGCGCTGCCGACGCCGGTTCCCACCAGCGTCGTCTCGGTATTGCTGTTCCCTACGGTTACGGTCTGCGTCTGGGCGAAAAGGGGGAGCACATATCGGAATCCTGGAGGGAAAGTTCGATAGTCCAGGATGTAGGTGTTCGCGGTTGTGGCCGGCAGCGTGCCGGCGCCTGCGAGCGTCAGCCCGTTGGACAGGACGATCACGGCGTCCGTCTTGCCCGCGAAGCTTACGTTGGCGTTCAGCGTGGTCGTGCCTTCGGGGACTACGATTTGGTTGTTGGCGGCAGGCAGGTAACAGATCCCTTCCTGCAATCCTCCGGTTGCGCTCGATACCGTCCAGGCTCCGGAGTGATTGTTGGCCGGCGTGAAGGTCAGCGTTCCGCTCGTCGCCCCGCTCGTCGCGCTTCCGCCCGTGATGAGCACCGCCTCGGCCGAACCTGTTCCATTCGAGATATAGACGTAGTGTCCTGTGTCCGACCCGTTGACCCCGAGCGGTACCGGCGTGAGCGTAATCGACGCGCCTACGCCACTGCTGAGGGTTCCTCCGGGGGTCTGAGGGGTGAAGTCGAAATCCGACGAGTATAGCGCCTTGGGATCCGCAAAGGCATACGTCACTCCCGTGCCGTTCGGATCACGGCGCAACTGCTGAAGCCGGGAAGACGCGGCAACTGCCGTAAATGCCGAAGTCCCCGAGGCCACAGGGATTCCAGTGAGCGAAGTATCTCCGGTTCCTCCATCGGCCACCGAAATCGGAAGCGTGGGGAAAGGAGCGCTGTTCAGCCCCGTCGAGGTCCCGCTGTCGTAGATCAGCGCGTAGGTATCGGTTCCTGCGGGCTGCCTGACGTTGTTCGTGCCGTCGTGGACGATCAGATCGCCCTTGGTGGTCGTCGGCGAGAGCGCATTAAACGCCAGAACCCTCGTAGCCTGTCCTGTGCCGCCCTGATTGATCGCCAGAGGCGTCGTGAGTGAAACTACGTCGCCTGTCCTCGAAAGCGGAGCGTTGAACGTCAGGGCATTTTCTTTGGCGTCGAATGTGGACCAGTCGGTATTCGATAGTTTCCCGGTATGGGTTGCATCCGCTACCGGAAGATTGAAAGTATGCGTTGCCGTCGCTGAGGAGATCGCGAAATCCGTTCCTGCGGTTCCTGTCGCTAACGTCTGTGCAGATGCCGTGAGCCCGTTGATCGAATCAATTCCGCCCGATCCGGTCGCATCGAACAGTTGGTAGTTCGACAGCGTAAACGGCGCAGTGATGTCCCCGCCTGAAAACGTGATGTCGTAATTACCGTTGGCTGCGTAGAAGAAAAAGTAGGCGTGGCTGTCGCTCGAAAACGGATTCGATTTGGGCGTAACCCCGTCATCGGAAAATATCGTGGATAAATTGGCTGTTCCCGCATCGTATACGGAAACTGTGGATAGAGGATAGCTCTGCTGCACGTCGTTGGTGCTCGACACCGCGTTGGTGACGACGACATGGCCCCCTTGCTCGACAAACCCCTGGTATTTTTGCATTTTCCCTATTTACCTCAGTCCGCTCGGCAACCCAGAAGCGGGCGGCGGGTTCATCAGCGTCACATCAGGCTCAACTTGACGAAAATATTGTTGCAATTGAGGCAATGTCCTGAATCGCAGATTTGTCGGAGATGGATTATAGAGTGTCTGACCTCCGGATGTGATCCATTCGCCCCCCATATGGCCGTCTTTCCCGTGATAGATGCTCTCGTTGGAAAACGTGGGGTGGTTTGGCTTCTTGAACTGGTCCGTGCCGTGCCCGCGTTCGTCGGTTGCCGCTCCAGAAAGGAAATATCCGTTCACGTCATAGTCGTAGCGGTCGTTCCTTGGATCACGTCCCGTCTTTGCCTTCTGCTGATCCGCCCACGCGTCGAATTGCTTTTGTTGCGCTGGGTTCAGTGGGGTATTGTAACGACCAGAAAAATCCATCATATCGGGAGCCGGAGGCGTAGATGGAGGTGGTGGCATTGGTTGCGGATTCATCAATCTCATCAGAGCAAACGGGTTCATGTCAGCCCATCTTTTTAGACGCTATTTTCTTCATGTTGGACGCGAATACAGCACGTTTCTCCATCTTTCCGCCTTGCTTCTTCGCCGCGCTGATCTTTTTGGGAGTCGCCTTGCCGAAACTCCCCAAAGTGCCCTTCGCCTTCATCTTGTCGGTCGCCTTTTTGATCCAGTTCGCCATTTTATCCTCCTACGCTGGTACCTGCTCCGTTCTACGCGGCCGGCGCTCGGCTTCTAGCTGTCTGCGATCGGTCAAAGCCGCGAAATTCTTGATATTTGCTCGTAGGCGCTCGTTGTAGACCAATGCGGCCTTGAGCATCCCCTGATACTGCGTTTTTGTCGCAGCGAACTCCTCGCCGCCCATCTTGAACGCCGCCAGGTGCTCGGCATAGCGCAAAATCGAGTCCAACTGCTCTCTGCCGATCTGCAAAAAGTCCCCATCGGCCACCGGAACGATGGCGCGGCGAACGACATCGGCGCTAATCCCGTATGCAGCGTCAGGAACGCCGAATCCGGTCGCTCCGTCGCCTGCCAAGGCAAGCACATTGAACCCCGAAAGTGCTCCGACGTTCGGTCTCCCGCTCTGCGACTGCCATGCATAGTTGCCGGAGTCGAATTCCTGCACCGAAGTGGTGTAAATCGGCATGTCGTTGACCCTTAGCTGCATGATCGAGGTGTAAATCTTAGCCAACTGAATGCCTTCGTCCCATCGGGACTCGCAATACTCAGACCGAAGTGGGTCTCTTGCGGGTCCGTCCTCTCCCAACTTGTCGGCGAGCGCCCCAAATTTGACCACCCACGCAAAATCATCCGGGATTCCAAGCAATGTGGGGATCGTCGGGTCTAGATCCGCCCCCGCGTTGACCGTCAACAGGTCCACGGTGCCGTTCGCGGAGGGATACGGGTTCAGTTGAACGCTCAATGGAGGCTCTGTCGCAATTGAGTAGCTCTGCGGAGTCCCTGGATTCTGCGGCCACGTCATCGCCGAGGCCGCGCCGAAGGCCCACTCATCCTCACGCCACAGCGTCTGCCATGCCGTATCTCCAAGGGTCTGCCATGCGAGCCTGCGAACATCGATCACGCTGTCTGAGAGCGCGAATCTTCCATCGGCGGGAGGCCCAAGAAAGCTCTGCGAGTGCTGGGTACACATCCCCACTTCGACGCGAAACTGATTCCGGCGCCGCTGGAGCGCGTTTACGAGATCCTGGACGCTGAACATCGGCGTACCGGTCCATGTCGCGCCGGTAGCGGGCTCGAGGAGCTGGTACTCCATCTCCCGAACAAGGTCCAGATCGGTAACGGTGTAGCCTAAGAGGGACGGAAGAACAGTCGGAAGCACATACCACGGGTTCCCGGATGACGTAGTGAATGCGCCGCGGTCGCGCCAGTAGAGCGACATCGATCCCCAGGTCCGCAGCGCTTCTTTGATGTATATCCCAAGTTCGCCATCTTTCCAGAAGACATTGGCGGGATCACCGAGGATCTCGGCGAGTTGCGCTTTGGACTGGGCAAATGTGATGTAGGCGTACACCTGCTATGATGTCCTTTGCTGGCGTCGGCGTGGATGTTGACACGCATTGTGAGCCAAAGGAACTGCCCAAGCCGGGCCACCGACCCCAAAAACATAGGGCACAGCCATCCGGGTCAGAACCGGAACGCCAGCATTCCTTAGTCGTCTCCGCCCATCAACGGAGGCTGCTCGTCGTAGAATTTCTCAGGAACCCCGTTCGGGCTTGTGGTGCGCGTCGGCAATCCCTGATCGTTTGCGCCGTTGTACTTCCCCGGCCCACCCTTATAGGAGTCCGGCCCCTTGTCGATGTCCGGTCCCGAAACGAAACTGTCTTTTGCCATGAATTTCTCCTTTACCAGCCTGTCAGCGGTCCATGAGTCTGGAGCCAGTAGCTGTCACCCCACGGTACCGCAAATGCCGATGGAACGCCGTAACTGCGAATCAGATCCTGCATATCCACTTCATCGTCCTGGCGCTCGAGCTCGGCCACCATCTCCATGTACTTCTGATCGTGATACCGCCCCGCGATCGGGTCGTAATACGTGTTGTCCCTGGTCCCGATCTTCTTAGTGAACGCCGCCTCGGTCAACGCCCCTTCAAGCAGCACATCGCCGCGAATGAAACGTGGAAGCGTCGCGCCGGTATCGTTCAGGTCGGGGTGTCGCGACTCGTAGAGAAACGGATATGTCCTGGAGGGCGCGTGCGGCCATAACTCCATACGCGGCACACCCGGGCCTCCAGTGTAGCCGGAATACTCGATAGAGGTATCCCGGTAGCTGACCACGTAGGCTTGCCCGAAATTGGCCCGCTGCGCGTCGATGGCATTCAACTCTTCCTGCTTCACGTTCGGGTTCAGTTGCCAGTTGTTCTGCGGATCCCACAGCGTCAGCATCGCGAAATAATCCGTAGGTGTCGGGAAAAAGCATGTGTACACCTGATAACTCACCGCGGACTGGGTGACTCCCCCGAAAGCCGAATCGATCACCAGATGCGTGTCGTCGGTCACTTCGATGATCGTGTAGATGGGCGATGTTACTCCCACCCGGAACTGCTGAAAAAGTAGGGACGGCGTGGCGGAGGTCCATGCCGTCCCGTTCCCCGAGATGACCGCCGAGCCTTGAGTGACGTTGGCGGTACCCGTTGAGTAAACATTGGGCGAGATGAACTGGCTGAACTTAATCAGCCAACTCCATCGCCGTTTTTCTGCGACGCGCCGGAATGCGTTACGAACGAAGTCCTGCGCGATGAGTGGGCCGACATCGGGAGCTCGGAGTAAAACCCGGTTCCAGATGTCAGGCCACGTATCCAGGCTCACGGGTTAGTGCCCCGTGATTCGGAAGAGTAGATTCGCTCCGGTCCCCGTGAAGGTCACGACCCCAGAGGAATACGCCATGTTGGTGATCGACGTATTATTGCACTGGAGCGCGTAGACCGTGGAGAACCCGGTAACCGCGAGAGTGTCGCCCGTGGTCACGACCGTGATCGGGTAAAAGCTTTCACGGACGCTTCCGTTGACGTTTTCGATGACAGTACCATTCACTGTTACGGCTGCCATGATTCTCCTTATTCGACGGACGGAATGTTCAGATTGACCGCCGCCGTGGTTCCGTTGGAAGCCGCCGAGAGTGTGCCGATCGGCGTATAGGTGATGTTCGACCCCGCCGCGATGACCGTCGCCGCTGCCGCAGTGCCCGAGTTTGCAATCGCGACATCGCCGGCCGATCCGGTGGTGCACTTGACCGGAATCGCATTGCCCTTCTGGAGCACATAGCAGTAGTACCCAGCGGTTACCGCGGTGCGGAACACGCCCGCCACGCCGTTGCGTCCCGACTGCGAGAAGCGCAGATCGTTGGTCACGAGGTACGTCGCCGGGTTCTTCCAGAAAGCAAGCTGATTGGCTGCGACAACACCCACGGTATTGGCTGAGGTGTTGCCCGAGTCGTCCTGCACGCACTGGTAGTAGCCGGTCGATGCGGGCAGAACCTGCCCGAGTTGCCCTGGTAGGTACAGAGTCGCCGAGTTAAACGTATCCGGGTTACCGGTGGGGATGTACTGAGTCCTGGTTTCGTTGGTTAAGTTAGCCATGGTGGTATTCTCCTTTTCCCAGTTCCCTTATCCGGTGATCCCGTACTGATAGGTGTGGTAACGAGGTTCGCCCGTCACTGCGCCGCTGAACAGCACCTGACAGGCAACCTTGGTATTGCCCTGCGCCGGCTTGAAGCCGGTCACGCCCATGCCAAACTCCGGATCGGTCGAAATGTAGTAGTTGATCCACGGCTTGGTGGCGTTCAACCACCACAGAGTCTCGCTGTACCCAGAGGTGTAACCCGAGGGCACCGGATAGGCGGTAAGGACGCCGTTCGACATCTGCTTGATGAACTGGACGGCTACCGGATCGGCAGTTCCCGAAGACCCGTACAGATACGAACCCGGGACATAGCGCGACCAGACCAAAGTTGCCTGGTTGAACTTCATCCCGTTGAACCCGATCTTTGGGTCCTGGGTGTCGTTGAACCGCTGCTGGGTCTGGAACTTGGTCTTGATCAGCGAGTAGCCGATCTGGGTGGTGATGCCGTAGGTCGGCTGAATCGACATACCGAAGGACGCGGCGCCGTAAACAGCCTCGAGTCCCTTGGTGCCGGCGTACTCGATCGACCCGGCCACGTTCACCGGGACCGAGTTTAAGGCCGGCGTGACTGCCGCGCGGGAGATACCGCCGTAATTGGCGTAGGTGTTGCCGTCCCAACCGGCGGTCGAGCCGTCGTTCAGCATTTCCGGAAGGCCGTTGAAGTTGTTGGTGTAGTTCGCGTTGATGCCGTTCAGGTACAGGCCGATCTCCTGCGATGCCCCGAGGAAGGCGTAGGCGTTCTGCACGCGGCTCTTGATCAGGGAGAAGATCATGTTCGGGCCGGTGTTGAACACCTGGATCTCTTCCTTGGTCAGGGTTACGTCCGCATAGAAGAACTTGGGCAGAAACTGCTTCTGCTGTTCGACCTGCGGCTCGGTGATGTTGAATTCCTGGCCCATGGCGTAAGGACCGCCGGGGACCGTGTTGTACCAGAAGTTTTCGCCGATGTTGCGGCCACCGTCGAAGGGCTCTTTACAGTTCGACTTGAGGATCTTCATCCCCGTCGCTTCCTGGAAGATGTCATCGACAAGCTTGGGGGTCGCGCGGACGAAACGCTTGGTGGATACGGAGATTTGGTCTAAGAACCCATCGGTAGTGGGCATTAAAACACCTTTCGTGATGCTGGTCCCCTACCTATGGCGGGGGAGCTTTAGCGGCTGTTGGCGGCTTGGGCGGCTTCGTTCCAGCCGGCAAAGAACTCGTCTCGGCCGTGCTCTTCCTGCTGTTCCTGATTCAACTTGCCCAATTCGTGCCGTTTCGGGTCCCACGCCGGGGCCATCTCGCGCTTGCCGGTGTCCATGGGCAGATGCACCTTGGATAGGGCGTCACGAGCGCCTTCTTCGCGGGCCTTCGCCAACTGTTCCTTGAACTGCGCCTCGCGCTTTTCCTCGATCTTGGGACCGACCCATTCTTTATAGGCGGAGTCCACGTCGATCGCTGGATTGGCTTTGCGGCGTTCTCCGAGGAACGTGTCGAACTCCTCGATATCGGGGAATTCGCCGAACCGCTTGTAATAGTCCTGGTTGAACTTGGCGCTGAACTTGACCAGATTCCCGGTCTGCTGCGCCTGTTCCGCCAAAAGTTTCTGCATTTCTTCGCGGGTCAACCCGTTGGGCTGCGGCTTAGTTTCGACCAGAGGCTGTTCGCCGTTCACGGTGAGGCCGGCGGCTTTGAACCGCTGGTACTCATCGTAAACCGCTTTGGCCTGCTCAATGGTCTGATTGTGCTGCTTGGCCCATTCTGCGAGTTCGGCGTACTTCTTGCCGTACTCTTCTTCGGCTTTGCGCTTTTCGGCCGCTACTTCGTTTTTGGAACGGGAGTAATCGGCGTGGAGCATAAACCCATCGGTGACTGCTTTCGCGAAGGTTTCGTTTTTCTCCAAAGCTGCCTGGAGCGCGTTGCGCGAGTCCTCGTCGAGTCCCGCGTCGGTCCCTAGCTTGGCGAAATATGCTTTTGCTTCTTCTCTGGTCATTTCAATCCTTCAAGCGCCGACGCTCCTAGCCCATGGGGGCTGCCGGAGGGCCTGCTTGCGGGGCTGGAGGGCCACCGGGTGCGGGAGGCATCGGCATCGGAGCCTGCATACCACCCATTCCCGGGGGTCCTGACTGTCCAATCAAGGCGTTCGCCGCGATCTGGCGAATCGCCGTTATAAGAGCTGCGATCTGGGGCTGAGACTGCGGAGCCGCAGCGCCCAGTTTCATCAAGCCGTCTTCGGTCTGCTTGGACGCCTGGGCCACCTGAATCATCGGATCGGCGCCAAACTGCCCCAATCCGTTGTCTTCGGAGTCCTGCATCCAGTTGGGACTTTTACGTTTGGCCTCGGAAGGCAGGGGAGGAGGACCGTCTAGGCGGGCTCCGCCTTCCTTCGATCGACCGCCGCCGGGATTCATCGGGCCAACCGCTTCCATCCGGTTACTTCAACGAACTGAGCGAAGCGGCGGGACCGGAGACGGTGGAACCCTTCATGGTCTTGCTTCCGCCCATCTTCTTCATCTTGCCGCCCTTTTTCTTGGCCATTATGCGCCTCCCATGGATTTTGGTTTTGCGATCCGAGCTCCCGCTCTGCGGGATTTGTTCAGAAGAATCGCTTTCCGCTGGCGCTCTGCCGCGCCGGCGCCGAACTTTCGCTCGGTTTTCGCGAGGATGGCCGGGGGATTGGTCTTAATCTCCCGTGCGGTCGAAGCGATGATCTGATCTGTGTCCAAAAACTTAAACCGTTGGGTTCATTTCTATCACGTAAGGCACTGAGAATGCAACAGGAGAAATTTTCCACTTGCGGAGAGAAAGAAAATCGAATAGGATTTCTGTGTCGGGCGCGCACCCGGCAGCACTAAATCTTGAGACGGCGGGCCGCACCTCAGACCCGGCCCGCCATCAAGGCCTGAGGCGAGATGAACAAAGAGCAAAATTCGACAAGCCTACCGGAAGCGTGCCCCCGCTGCGGCGCCCCGCGAACGATGATCGACGAAGGCCGAGCCTTCTACAAGTGCGGCTCGGATACCAGCGGGACAGGATGCGTCTACGGAGCGTGGATGCAAGGCAAAGACCCAGAGTTTTCCGCTCCCCGTTCGGTCTGTGTGATGTGCGGCAAGGAGACCGAGGAGGAGATGCAGTTGTGGCTCAGCAAGGGGAATCTGCGGCTGTTTGTGTGTCCCAAGTGCGATGCGGAGATGACGGCTATGGCGGTGAAGTCGTGAAGGCGTATTACTTGGGAATTATATACATGACTACAGCGGAAAGTACTAGGGGTTTTGCGATTTGATGAGTCCGTACTATAACCACAAAGGCATCACGATCTACCACGGCGACTGCCGGGAGAACGGCCTTATGCTCGGGAACTGTTCGGTCGCCATCACTGATCCACCCTACGGGGAAACCGCTCTGGCTTGGGATAACACCTGCAAGGGGTGGCTCGCCTTGTTGAACGCCGCGAGTCTGTGGTGCTTCGGGTCGATGCGATTTTTCCTCGAGAACCGCGAGGAGTTCAACGGGTGGCGCTTCGGACAGGAGATCGTCTGGGAGAAGCAAAACGGCTCTGGATTTTGCGTGGACCGCTTCAACCGGGTCCATGAGCTGTGCCTGCATTGGTATAGAGGGCCTTGGACCGACAGCTTTCACGACGTTCCACGCATCGCTGGCGGCGACGGCACGAAGTCTGTTCGTAAGCGCGGACAGACGCCGCATAGGGGCGCGATTGGCAACACCGGATACGTGGACGACGGAAAGCGCATGATGCGCTCTGTGTTCCACTGCAGGAACACGCATTCCAGTGCGGAGCATCCGACGCAAAAACCCCTAGAGTTGCTCCGGTTGCTGGTGGAGTATTCGTGCCCGCCTGACGGGACGGTGCTCGATCCGTTCATGGGTAGTGGTACTAGCCTTGTGGCCGCAAAGGAACTCGGTCGCCGCGCCATCGGGATCGAAATCGAGGAAAAGTACTGTGAGATAGCGGCCAAGAGATTATCACAGGAGGTCCTGAGTTTTGAATGACTTACGAGAGTACTGTAGTCAAGTATATAAATCCCTATTACTTTCCGGGAGGCATGCTCTGCGGTAGGTGCAGAACGTGCCTGACGATGATCAATAGCTGGTCATGTACTGACGGGGCAATCGAGACAGTGTGGATTTGCCCTAATGACGCGTGCGGGCAGCACGGTAAGAAATTCAACGCGCTGATTGAGGCTGACTTCGAGTGATCCCCTTCGCCAAGTTATCGGATCTGCTGGATTCCGTGATGAAGATCGACTTCCCGGTAGTTATTTCTGCGGTACTGATCACAACGACCATATCGGGAGTCGTAGCCTGGTGGCTGATACCGTGAACGAATTCGCGCGCCTCTCCGACCTGCCGTCAATGCGGGATATCCGCGAGACGTGGAGCCCAGCCTTTCGCCAGCGGGTCGATATGGCGGTAGAGATGCTATCGGAGGGCGCAGGCCGAGAGGAAGTGCGCGAGCAGCACGGATCGGTTGTGCTCAACCAGGCGGAGGCGCTACGGAAGTGATCGGCGGCTGCTACAGGTGCGCTGAGGGTGGATGCACGACGCATCCCGGGGACACGCACGGATCGCGGGACGGCGTAACGGTAAGGACGAGAGAGGAAATTCTCAAATTGCTGGCCGATGGTATCTATCCGGAATGGGATGGCGTGGTCGAGGTATCGCATTCGTGGGCCGATGACCTGATGAACGAGATCGAAGCCGCGCAGACTCCAGTGCCCGCAGAAGGTGCCGATTGAAACGAGCCATCGAGTTTGAGATCGAATGCCCCCACGTGATCCCATGCGGAGACGGCGTAACATGCACCTGCCTCCCGCTGATCAAAGCGCATCTCAAGAAATTCGGGGCCGATTCAGACAAGCCTGTAGTTCAGAGCGGAGTCCTCGCGCGGGACAAAGAGGCGGATCCGGCCAAGTGAAACGCGACAAGAAAAAACCTCGCGGCATGCCTCACTACGAGTGGATCCAGACCAGAAAACCAAAAAGGCTTAAGTTTTCACCGCCGGCCACCCAGAATCAATCGCGATACCGAGATTATTTGCAATCCGACCACTGGAAGATTTTCAGGATCTCGGTGCTCGTCCAGCGCGGATACAAGTGCGAACTTTGCGGGTCCACGCGGGAAATCAATCTGCATCATTTGACTTACGTTAGGCTGGGGCATGAACTTCCAACGGACGTGCAAGTTCTGTGCTATCCGTGCCACTCCAAGGTCCACATGCGAGAAAAATATTACGCCATATCCAGCCGACCGAATGCGGCCGAGCCGGAGGCGTGCGGGCGCAGCAACCAGACGCCGAGAGGTCTAACTGGTCACGGAGCCACGAAGTCAAGAGGCTCCTGAAGGCGCGGCTACCCGGAGAAGACTTGCCGAATAGACAGGCAAGCGGAAACCGGATGTCCACCAAACCGCACGAGAGGCGCACGAAAGCGCGCCCTGGCCCATCCTGCGAATGAGAATTGCGTTCACGCCCAGATGCAGGGCCTAACGTCGTACCTAATCGTGTAGTCGATTCGGCGTCAGCCGAGCGACGAAGCCCAACCCCAAACTTCGAACTTTCGCAAAGCCAACCGTTCGAAGATTTCGCAACCCACCCAAACTATTTTTTTTTACAAACATGCGCGCAGCCAGAGGGCATTTTACCCCACCCGGCACCCAGCCCCTCTGACAATCCAGGCTCCTTCCAATCAACCATCCTGACCACCCAGCACGCCGGCCAGCACTGCTCGAGTTGGTCCGCCGCAGTTGCTCGATCGTCCCATAACAGGTTCTTGTTGGATGGTGCTGCAATTCGGACCCGCGCATCCGAAATAGAGTGATAATCAGCAGGTCAACTACACCATGGGTTGTGGTTGTGCGGATCGCGAGACAAGCAGAAACGCTATCTCCTTATGCTGCAACGCGCATTAGGTAACATATGACTGTTTATCGGAAATAAGCGAAACTTATGGCTCTGGTGGTTTGTCGCTCGGGTCGCGGACTACGGTAACGCGGTTGATCGGCTCACCTGCAACCCAGGGAGACGTGAGCTGCTCGGGCATTGCGTCGGCGAGGCCGAGCTCGGCTAGGGCCTTCATCCTACGCTTGCGAGAGCGGAGTCTAGCGTATAAGAGGGACTTATTCTTCCCCGCAACAGTATAGTCAGGAGCGATACTCTGCCTAGCGGACGGGCCCGAGGGAAGGATGAGCACGTGGATGCCGATTCTGAACACGGTAGCGCAGTTAGGGCAGACGTGAACACCCTGGCGCTTGTCTAACTCGCGGGCGCTGACGAGGTAGCAGCAGTTCGGGCAAGTGAATCTGGTTGAGAGCACCTGGCCACGGATGGGGTAACGAATTGGCTGATCGTCCACCGGTTCTGCTGGACACGCCATAATTCGCAAGTCTACACTGTTCCACGTGAAAAAAGTTTAGCTGGGGTATTGACAAGCTACCGCAAGTATGTCAGTATAGGGTCATGAAGAACACGGCGGCAAACGAAACGAGCAACGCGACGAGGCTAATCGCGGCGATCTCCGCCGGTGTCGTCGCGGGTGGCGATGAAACCGAATGGGACGATCCCGAATTCAAGCTTGCCCGTGATCTGACTGCTGAATTCGGCTGCGAATGGGATTTTACCGGGTGGCGGGATACCCTGGACTGCGTTGTGCATCACTTGAGACTCGGCGGCGTTGACCTGTCCTAATATCCACTCGCTGCTGTGCGCCTGCGGAGAATGCCAAGCCCCCGTCGAGCGTTTCCCGCAGCCGGCTGCCGTGCTCGCGGCCGGCATACCCGAGGATTGGGAGGATCGTCTATGAACAAGGGAAAGCATACGCCTGGACCGTGGATGATTCAAGAGGCGGATGGAGATTTATTTATCGAAGATACGATATGGTTCGATGGGGACGGGACGGACGCCAACCCAAGGCGTCACATTGCCGTGGTGCGCTGCGGACTCCGGGAGAGCTCAGCCAACGCCCGTCTAATCGCCGCTGCTCCGGAGCTGCTGGAGCGATTGCAGATCATGTGCCGCGAATGGCGCGAGGCGATGGGTGGACCGGACGAAAACCGCACACCGGGAGACATTCTGGAAAAGGCTGAGGCGGTCATTGCTCGTGCGATCGGGGAGGAATCATGCTTGTCTCGCTGATGCTCGCGGTACTTGCCGGCTTCTCGCTCGCCCTGGTGCTTTCGCGGTTTGTCGCCTGACTCCCTGAACCTCGTCGCAGCGGGGTTCGATGGAGGTAGGACATTGAATTGGATCACTGACGGCCACGGAAACAAATGCTCCGTGGAATATTTCGGATCTGAGGCGGCGGCGCGCAAGGCATTGGATAGCCTCGTGGACTGCAAAGATTGTACTAACTGCTCGGGCTGCTCGCGCTGCTCGCGCTGCTCGGACTGCTCGGGCTGCTCGCGCTGCTCGTACTGCTCGGACTGCTCGTGCTGCTCGCGCTGCTCGGGCTGCTCGGGCTGCTCGCGCTGCTCGGACTGCTCGCGCTGCTCGGACTGCTCGCGCTGCTCGGGCTGCTCGCGCTGCTCGGGCTGCTCGGACTGCTCGGACTTAAAATATGGGAGGCCAACGGAAGCTAAGCCCCTAGTTGTCCCCAAAATACCGGACCTGCACAAACTGGTATACCAAGCAGCTTCGGCCCCTGATGCACTTGCCATGAACGATTGGCATACGTGCGAGAAGAAACACTGCCGTGCTGGATGGATCGTGGCTCTGGCTGGGCCTGAGGGGAAGGCACTGGAGCGGTTTTACGATACCGAACTGGCTGCGATGCTGATCTATCGCGAGAGTACGGGAGAGCGCATCCACCCCGCGCGTTTCTACGACTCGGATGATGATGCGCTAGCGGACATGAAGCGACTGGCCGAAACCGCCTGAGTGCCTGACTTCGCGCTGTCGCAGCAGCGCGGGCGGGAGGCATTTGAAGATGGGTGAAGGTTTGAAGAGAGCACGTGCGGCGGCGCTCGCAACAAGGGTTACGCCGCAGCAACAATTGGGATTCTTGAGCCGTGACGTTCTGCCGGTGCTTGAGTCGGTCGTTAGCGGCTACGTCTACGATCCAGGGTCAAGCGACCTGGACGACGAGCAGCCGATCCACGTCCGCATGACGCTGGGCGATTATCGCAGGGCCGCGCGGCTTCTGCCGGAAGTGAGGAAATGTGTATGAGTAGGGCAATTGAAGATCTGACCCAGCATGAGGAGCAACGCCGCTTAATGAACCGCGCGGCGATGCAGGACGATTTCGTGCAGCGGTATGCCGCGATGATTCCTGATGATCGCAGGCGCGACGATTTCAGGCGAGAGTTAGTCTACCTGATCAGCCTGACCTATCGGGAGGCGCAAGAGCCGCTTGTAAAGCAGCTTACGGATTTCGTGATGACTCAGAATCGACCGCTGATCTTTCCCAAGGAGGGCGTATGACCTACGAACCAATCTACGAAGCCGCCGGCGTGCTCTGCGCCCTCGCGCTCTTTGTTCCCCTGTCCGCTGTTCTGCTGCGCTCTGCGATGCGCCAGAGAGCGCGGCATAAGCGCCAGCGTGCCATTCTCGAACGTATGGGGGTTTCTTGATCTGCCCCCACTGCAAAATGCCCATTTCCCAGCACGCAATCGCCGCTGGACTCGCTGAACAGCGCTGGGTAGGGGTAAGCGAGGCCGAAAGGAAGGCGATCGCTCTACGCGCGTCTAAAGCGCGATGGGGCACCCGCGAACGGTGTCCCTGCGGCACCAATACGCTCAAACGCGCAGAGGCCCGCAGGTTTGCGTGCTGCAAGAAGGTAGGAAAAATCTGAATGGAACGATACAAGTTTATCGGGGAGAAATGAGGCATGAAAAACGCAATGTACCGGCTTCGGTCGCACGTCGACGATTCGCTGAATCTGGGGTTCGACTGCGTTGAGGATATGCTGGCTCACATCGAAGCCAATCGGGTTTCGTCTGACGACGCCACAATGGAGGAATGGATCGATGACCGAATCAACCCGGCTAATTCCGGATACCGCGCCATTGGCGATTGATCTGTGCTGCGGTTTGGGTGGCTGGGCTGAGGCTTTTCTTGCCGAGGGCTACCGCGTAATCGGTTTCGATATCAAGCACTTCCGCTATCCTGCTCAACTTGTCATCCAGGACATTCGTACGGTGTGCGGCCGGGGCATGTTTCGCGCCGCGGTGATCGTGGCTTCTCCACCCTGCGAAGAGTTTACGCGGCATCAGATGCCGTGGACGCTTAAAAGAAATCCTCCCGAACCTGATCTCAGCGTCGTGAATGCATGCTTCCGTATTGCGGAAGAAGCTGGAGTTCCGATTGTGCTAGAGAACGTCAGAAAAGCTCAATCCTGGCTGGGGACTGCCAAGGCGCACTACGGAAGCCAGTATTTATGGGGAGACGTACCCGCCATTTTGCCTCTGGCGCGCATGGGTGGGGACAGAGTATCCAAAACTCCAGACGGATTTGAGCGGCAGAAACAAACTTGGGCGAGTTCAGCCCGCGCCGAGAGAGCCAAGATCCCTTTCGCGCTAGCGCGTCACATTGCGCAGTGCTTCAAGCCCCGCAGCGTGACCACCGCCGATCCTAAGCCTTGAGCTTAGAGCTAGTCAGGCAGCGTTGCGGCAAGCGGCGTGTCCGGCCACATGGCGGCGCGCCGTTTTTGCTTTTATCCTGCTGTAAGTTTATACTTTTACGCATGTTCCTACAGGCCTCCGCCGATGCCGTCCAGGTAAGTAATCCCGCGCTGACCAACCAACTCGACGCCGTGATGCACCAACTCGGGCTCGCGGGCGCCACAGTGTACGTGCTGCAATTCCTCAAGAAATCTCCACTGTTCCCTTGGCTTAATGCGAACAGCGAAACCGCCACGCGCATCGTATCGACGGCCGCGGCGCTCATCGCGGCGATTTTTGTGCAGGTCACTATCCAAGGCGACGCGGCGAACGGATGGCACGTCACCATTCCGGCCGCGCACGTTCTGTGGGACTGCTTTCTGCGCTTTGTGGGGCAAAAGATGGGACTCGAAGCGATCTATCGCAACCTGGTCAAGAGCCCGCCCGAGGTGGCAATTGTGCCACCCGAGAAATTTGATGCAGTGGGCAAGCCCGCAGAGCCCAAAACGCTTGTTGTTTCCGAAAGAGGATAAACCCGATGCCAAAGCGCGAAAGAGACCAGCCGATACATCCGCAGCACCCACCGCACCCTCCAAAGCCAGAGCCCAAACCGGAACCGCCTCCGGTACCAAACCCCGACGCTGCGCCGCCTCCGCCCGATGAGCCGCCGGATGGAGGCGGAGGATAGCCTACACTCAAAGCGAGGGTAACCATTGGCAGCGGATCCGAACGGCAGGCCCGAGGACTATACCACGACCGCCGGTGGGATCATCGCGGTTGCTCTCGCAGCTTTCGCCGCGGTCAAGGTTTACTTTCGCGGCAAACTATATCGGGACGAGCGGATATCGAAGATGGATTCAAAGCTTGATCGGATCAACGCGCACTTGGAATATCAGGACAAGCGGCTGGATCTGATCGAGGAGCGCTTCCGCATCGAGGATCTGTTTCGCAGCCATCGCAACCCACACGAATGACCCAGGAGCAGCACGACCTCATCGTGCAAATGCGCCCACTGGCGCTGTCGATCGCGCGAGAAGTGTTCGCGCATCACGCGGGCAAGGTCGAGGCTGACGAACTCCGCGGCGAAGCGATGCTCTCGCTGGTGCGCCACGTCCTCAAGACGAGCTCCAGCAAGAACCTCAGCAAGCGCGTGCGCTGGGATCTCACCGATTACATCCGCCAGGGCTACGTGCGCAGCCGAGGCGTCCAGAAGATGACGTTCTGCGCGGTTACCGAGTCAACGCGCGTGGCGAAGGCAAACGAGTGCCCCGTCGCCGTGATGGTGTCGGTGCTACTCCCGCGCTGGCAGCGCGTCATCCTACCGTGGCTCAACGGGGAATCGCAGCGCGATATCGCCAAGGCGGAGAAGGTCTGCGAGACGCGGATCTCGCACATCATCGCGGAGAGCCTCGAAAGGCTCAGATCTTGCGAATCGTCCAATTCCAGCCGATCAGCGAGCAGATCTGCAATGCCATAGCGGTATTTGTCGCCGCCCACCAGCGCCAGTCCCGCGCGGTGATCCCGTCCGAGATCAGGCAGCCCAGTAAATAAACCGCGAGGAACGCCTGGTGCGCGAATACCTGCCGCTCGGGGATGCGCTCGACCAGCCACTTATGCGCGACCGACGACGCAACCGCGCCAAATAGAAACGCCTGCGTCATCGTATGCACGTAGTACCGCAGCGGGCGCATGGCGGAATCGGGCGCCGGCTGCAACACGATCAATATCCCGCAGAGCATGCACCCGATCAGGTAGTAGAACCGCGTCGACTCCGCTCGCCGCTGATCAGGCACGAGTATCCCCGTGATGACGATAGATTCGTGAACCGCGAGCAACTGGGGCAGCAGAAACCACATTTCCGCAGTCGCCACCCATGCGCCGCGATGGAACATCCACACCAGCATGCGAATCGACAGCAGCGCGACATAGCAGAATAGCCCGAAACTCTCGCGGTACCGGCGCTCGGCAATGAACTGGTAGGCCAGCAACCACGCGAGCAGCACGAAAGCGGCCGGCAGCACGCGGAACGTAATGAAGCGGTGAGTCTCCGGCGGAAGATCGAACATCTCTAAATCTCGTAACAGGATAGACTATTAGCTTCATGAATGAACGCGCCGAGTCCTGCGACTGCTCGGTTAAACTGCGTCACGAGCGGGAACTCCGCGAGGCATGGGAGCAGTCCCATGAACAGATCCACGCGAGCGAGCGCGAAGCGCTGAATGTCGCCAAAGCCGATATCAACCGGCGCCTTGAAAGCATGAATGAGATGCGGGCGCAGATTGAAGCTGCGGAAAGGCGCGTTGTTGCCGAGCGCGCGACCTTCGTATTGCGGGACATGTACGACCGCGACCACGCCGGACTCCGAGATACGCTCAACGTCCGCATCGACGCGCTGAACAACTCAAGCGATTCGCGGTTGAAGGAACTCGAAACGAACCGCGCGAACCTCGACGGGAGAATCTGGGCGGTCGGCGCCACGGTAGGCGTCATTATTTCGGTGCTGGTGCTCGCGATCGACTTCCTGTCGAAGTACTTCATGAAGTGACAAGGCTATCGCCGGACGCTGAAACCATGTAGCCTTGGGGCATGGATCAACTCATTCAGCTTTTGATTTACGTGGTGATATTCGCCATTGTGGGCTACGGCCTGTACTGGATCTGCGTCAAGTTCGCGTTGCCTCAGCCTGTGATGTGGATCTGCGGCGCGATTCTGCTGATTATCGTGCTGCTGTTTCTAGCTGGGCAGGTCGGTGGAGCTGGAGGTTTCCGATTGTTCCCCGCTCGATAGGGCCGCAGCGATTTGCACCACGCGATCAGGGTCCAGCGCCCCAGTGCAGCACAGCACGTGGCCGTCGCGAGGGGAGCATTCGTTGTGCGTCCGGACATGCGCTCGGTCTACGGGAATCTTCATCTGATCGCACAGCCACGCCACAAGTTTCGCGCTCGCCTGATACTGCTCCTCGGTCGCCATCAGCGTACCCGCGATCGCGGCGTGCTCGATCCCCACACTATGGGCATTGCACTGCGAGGCGTGCCATGCCGTATCCGCGATCGAGACGAGTTGGTACACCGTGCCGTCGCGATCGATCACGAAATGGCAGGAGATGCGATTAGGTGCCTTGCTCGCCCGAAATGTCGCGATCGCGCCTGCCGCGGTAGGCCCTTGGGTGATGTGCAGGACGATCGTGTTGCGCTGCTCAAGCGTGGCCCATTGGGAATGGTCTCCCAGCAACGGTCTTTGGATGGCTTGGGGGTAGGCGCTCATGGTGAAAAAATGGGGCCGCGCAAGCTTTCGCTGGAATGCGTGGCTCCGATCCGCGTCTCGGAGGAAGAACGCGGGGAAGTCTATCGCCAAGCGTACTGCGCGTACCCGTAGACGTTCGTGAACGTCAGTGTGAGCGGCTGGTGCTGGCCGAACTTCGTCAGATCGTCCTGCGGCGGGACCGGGTGGGTTTCCCGATCGGCCAACTGCGCGGTTTCGTTGATGATCAGATCCGGTAGCGGGGTCTCGGGCGTCGACTTCGGATCAGGGATGGTGCCCTCGATGTTCCACAATCCCACGGTCGGATCGTTGCTCAGCACGAACATGCCACGCACCACGGCGCCGTCCGTAATTCCCACCGTCGCTCCCGTCGCGCGGATCTGGTCGAGCAACTTGTTGAGGTCATCCTTGCGCGCGAGCCATGCCCAGATGGTGTGCGAAGGTCCCGGCGCGAACATCGAGCCGTACACCGAAATCATCAGATTCAATTTGGGATCGTATTGCATTTATGCTCCTGCCGGGGGTTGTGCGCCGTGGGCCTTGAGCCAGTCGGCGACTTGTTGCTGGTTCGCCGCGTTCTGCGCGTCGGCGGCGTCGAGAAGAACGATTACTGATGTGCTACCGTCCTTCTGCTTGAACATCATCACGAGGTTTACGATGCTCGGGGCGAGCACGTTCACGAGGCTGAGGATTCCCGCGATGCCCATTTACGCGCCTCCTGCGAGCGCGACCTGCACGCCCGATAACGCCACCTGAATTGTCGTCAGCACGCCTTGCACCTGCGTCTTTGTGTTCGCGTTAGTGATCCCCAGAAGCCCGTTGGCCAGAGCATCGTTTACCGCGGTCAGGATCGGTGCGAAGATTGCCGTGAGGCTGCCGCGCTGCTCCGGAGAAAGCTTCTGGAGCCCCCGGGTGATCTTCGAGGCTTCCGCATTTGCCAGACTGATACGCTGGCATACGCCCACGAGAAGCTTCTGCGTGGTCGCATCCGAGATCAGCTTCGCGGCGTTCGCGTTAATGAGGGCGCTTTGCAGTGCCGCGTTGGACTGATCGACATCCAAGATCGTCTTGGCTGTGACCTGCAAGGCGTGGTCGCTGATTCCGGCCGGCGCGCTGGTTGTGACCGCGTGAATACAGCCCGTGGTTGCCAGAGTTACGGGCATCATGAGCGCGAGCGCGAGGATTATTTTTCTTTTCAAACGATTCTCCTTAAGCCGGGTATAGATTAACACGATTTATCGCCTTTCGCTCTACCATTTTTCTCTCTCCAGTGCGCCATGTAGTGCCTCGGACAGCAGCATTTCTGAGCGTTGACGAACGGTAGGAACGGCTTTCGACAGAGCGTGTAGGCGCAGCGCTTCTCTGGCAGTGGGTTGCCGTCTGGTCCTCTGCTGGCGCTGCGTGGCTTACGACTCATTGGCTTGCGCTGAGAAGCTGTTGATAATCACGCGCGCGATGGTATCGATTGCATGCGTTCTACGAGCTCCCGGGCATGCTTTCTCGGGAGCGTTGGTGTTTTCGCTCAAGAGCCGATGGGCGGCTTGGTATGCGCGTCTTTCGACATCGCTCAATACTGGCTGGTATATGAATGCTGCGTCTTGAATCGCATCCAGTTCTTCTTTGGTCATAAACTCGCTCCTCAGTTGCAGAATTCTTTTGCTAGATTCTCCAGAGAATCTAACACGCAGGCGCATTGCGTTCGGCTTACCCCGGAGGACTCGGACAGCAGGATTACGATTGCTCTGCGGGTTAGTCCTGCGCGTGCCATCGCTCTGGCGGCATCGCTGATCTTCACGATGGCCTGCGCCAAAACCTTTGCGGCTACCGGAGCCTCTTCGTCCTGAATCACTTCTACCTTACGTGCTGTTCGGTTTGTTTTCACCTTGTCGCTCCTTTAGGGAATTATATACTTGACTACCTTGCTCTCGTAAGTCATTCAAAACTAAGGACCTCCTGGCTTAATCTCTTAGCTTTCTGCTCCTCACGAAGTCTGCGAATCTCCTCGAGAATCGCTTTCGCTAATGCCGCCGGCCCGAATCGCTTGGGCTCGCCAGCAGTCCACATAATCCCCTTGAGTTCCGGCTCCCGATGAGAGCAGTTGAACGGCCGCTCGCAGATGAAGCACGGCCTCATAGTGCCCCGCGTACCGGCCAATTGAAGCTCCATCCGTTCGCCGCCCTGAAATGCGCTCGCGCTTTGTAGCCGGAAACGCGTCCGTCGTGCCTTCGCGTAAGCTCCAACATCAAAGCGGCGTTGTTCCGCGTCACGGCGACGGAGGATGTGTGCGTAAACGGCCACTGAACCGGATTGGGTTTCTGCTTCAGTCTCATAACACCTCTTCGACCCTCGCCCCACACTGCGGGCACCTTCCCGCCACTCTTGGATCTGGGGTTAAATCCCCCAGTCCGCAAGCACCACAGAGCCAGGATTCTCTGGTCATCGTGCACTCAAAGATCATCTGGTTGCGATAGACCACTACCCGGCGGGCGATTGCGTTCATCGATGCTCTCCGGTCAGCGCGTGGTGCGTTGCGGGCAGGCAGACGCAGGGGACCGCCGCCGACCGTACTTCGTCTTCGCTCCCAGTCGCCATTACGCGCCGCTGGAACGCGTCGGCTTCCTCCTGCGTGGTTACCCCCGGAATGGTCTTGATGGACGTAGCAACGAAGCTCTGGCCCTTCCAGCGCACGATCTGGAAGACGGTCGTGAATCCACCCCCACCGCAGATTGAGCATCTGCGCTTGGGTCCTTCGTTGCGCTCCTGCCGGTCGTAGGCTGTCCGCCGTAAATCCGCCGGTGCAGGGCAGCGTTGGAAGCTTTCGAGGATGTCGTCGATGATCCCGATCGCCACAGAGTCCTGCTGACATACCATTAGTGCGCCCATCAGTTCGCGGATGGCGGGCGGATTCTCGCGGGGGAATCCCATCATCCCCGAGAGGCGTGCGATTTGAGCCTTGGCTAGCTTTTCGGTGATCATGCGATGATCTTCGCTTTCGGCATAATTTCGTGCGCCGCCGTCTTGACGACGATGCGCCCGTGGACCGCGCACACTTCATCGACAGGAACTCCGCGCCGAAGTTTTTTCTTCGCATCCTCGACCCTTGCGGTGAAAGCCGCAGACCATGTTTTCGGCAATTTATCGGGACCGCAGAAAGTCGCTCGCGGCGCGGCAGCGGCATCCATGCATCGCGGGATCAAATCATCGTGCCGCGTAAAACCGTCTGCATTAAAAATCCATTGGCTCCGGCTCATACACCCCTCATCGCAATCCCCAGATCATCCTCGGCCGATTCCGGCTCTTCGTCCCAAGATTCCTGCCTCACAAATTCATCCTCCCGCATCACAAATCCCTTCGCCCACTTCGCACTGGGTAGCCAGCGCTCGCGAATGCGCGCCATGACAAGCGCGTGCAGCCCCGGAGGGTCGTGTGATGCCGCCAGCCGCTCAACGTACAGTCGTTGTGCGTCGATGCGCCGGGAACGGCCCTTTGCTGGGTAGATGGCGTGGAACTCTTCCCACGCGACGGCGAAATCAAATCCCGGAGTAGACACTTCGGGTGTAGTGGGTTTTTCTGAAGAGAATGGAATGGAAGAGAACGGAAGGGAAGCGCGCGATGCGCGCGCGCGTAGTGTCGCATCGTCCTGCGGGATTGTGCAGTCTACGCTGTTTTCAACGACTTCCATAGAAATCCACCCAATTTGCACCAATCTAGGAAGAGCCTCCCAAAACACTTCCTCTGGAACCCTGGATATGCGCGCGAGAGACTCAACGTCGTGCGGTCTCGCACCCTGCCGCGACAATGTGCCGCGCACCTCGCACCGCGATGCGATCTGGAGCATTGCGACCCAAGCGCCCAGGTGAGCAGCTCCGTTGGGATGCGCTAGAAGCTCGGTGTACCCGTCACCGTCCATGCGGTTCGGCATGGGAACCCATTCGAGCTTCTTAAGCTCGCGGGTCCGATTGTTCTCATAGAGAGAACTCCAGTTCAGGATCTTTATGATTACCGCTGGAGTTTCGGACGGCACCTCAATACCGCGCCCAGCGGGAGAGGGTTTCGCGGTTCATCGCTTGTCCCCCGCTAAGGAAGGTAACTTACCAGTGCATTTAATGGCCACATGGAAACTTGCGGGAAGATCTTCCGGCCATTGCTCAATTCGGATTCCTCCAATTACTACGACGCTGCCATCGCAGATTTTAACGTAGGCGGCGACTGAATCGTATAGCCTTTTGACGATCTTCTGTTTTGATTTTTCTCGCGCTGATTCGCGCGTTGGCTTGTCCATTGCCCCTCCCGTGAGGCTGCCGGGCCGTGAGACGGGAGCCACCCGACCCGGCAAATTATCTTACAACCGGGGATCAATCCGGCCAATCCCATTCTAAACCTTTGGCTGTGCTGCGATCAAGTGGGAAGTTCACCCATTTCGCCCGATGAAGACCATCGGAACGTCGATGGTGAGCTGGTTCGGGTCCGCTTCCTGCTTCCCGCGAGGTTTCTTCGGCGGCGTGATGCGTCCCGCGCTCTCGTATCGGGCGCACACTTCGCAGGCGATCCTGGGCCGCTTGATCGTCTTCCCGTCGATCACATCCCCATTCCTGGGGATAACATGACCCTTCTTGCACCGCTTCTCGGGAACTGCTAAATCCAGCATTGGAGTTTTCATCCTTGCCTCACAATCGCTAACGCTTCATCCACGGAATTGACTACATGCCATTCCCCTTTCCAGGATTCCCGGAAAGATTGCTCGTCTTCGGTTAACTTACGTGCGCTCGGTGGCTTGGCGCCGTCCTTCACTTCAAAGATTACGGTTCTCGTGCGGGAAATGGCGCACAAGAGGTCCCCGCCTTTGCGCAGCGGGGCGATACTCAGCACAGAGCAACCGACGCCGCGAAGAGCTCGGGTAACGTCGCCATGGTTTGAATCCACGCGGGAGCGCCTCACGCCGTGGCCTGCTCCTTGGGCTTGTTCTTGCTGCCCTTCGGCCGGCCTGGTTTCTTCCAGCCCAGAAGCCCTGCGGTGTACTCATACGCGCACTTGGGAGAGCAGAAATCCACAGCAGTCAGCCCCGCGCTGAGAAATTCGTATGTGTCCGCATTGGATTGCTGGAGCGGGCCGAACAGCAGCATGTCATCCTCCAGCTTGTATGCCGAGATCCACTCCTTCTCATTCTTCGGAGACTTAACCGATTTGCATCCATCGTTGTCGCAGGTTGTTAACTGAGTCGTTGCCATTACTTTCCTAAATTTATTTCGGGCTGGCGTGCTGGGTTGTCCAGCAATGGGCGGAGAAATCAGGCTGTTATCGGCCACTACCGCGCCGCAGCCACGCACGATTGGTCCCCTGCGCAGGATCGCGACATCCCGTTCCGTCCCTATGTCGCCTAGCGTGTACTATCCACGCCGACGCCAGCCCGTTCGGCCGCTCGCTAATCCCATTGGCCCAGGAAGGCTTACGACCAAAAATCAAAATTAGCCATCTAGGTCAGACCCGATGCAAACTCCGCACTCACTCATTTACGCCTCCATCACCCGCCGCATCGCCTTCGCCCGCTTCCAATCCTTGCCCAGTTCCCGTAAAATGCCCGCGACTGAGCCCAAGGCAACACAGATCAGCGCGATATCGGCGCCCCGGCGGTACGGACCCTCCGGGACTACCAGCGTCAGGAACGCCGCGCAAATGAGAATGGCGTAGAGGTATCGGCGGGTCATGCGGCACCTACTATCTCGATCGGCTTGTCGGCTGGTTTCTTTTCGCGCCAAAGGATTCTTCCGTTCCCATCCCTCTTGCCGTGGATGATATCCCCCGGGAAATGGCGCTTGAAGTGGCCAGCGATCGAAGAAAACGTAGCCAAAGCGGGGAACTCATCGAAGCTAATCTTGACGGCTCCTTCGTATCCCACTTCGCGCAATGCGTCAACTATGCTGCTGTACGTGTTGCCATGGGTGTAATTGGGAATTGTGGTTTTTTCGATCATTTGCTGACCTCCAGTACTTCGGCAGGGGATAGCTCGACCGCGATCCGCCGTGAGCGTAGCCTCATCTCGGCGCGAAGGATGGCGGAGAGGCGGCGCTGGGCCAGAGCCTTACCCCATCCAGAGTGATGCCCTATTCTTATTCTACCGAGTTCAAGGTACGAGAACTCAGCCTCAATTGCTCCAGGAATTTTAGCAGACTGGGAATAGTGTGCTATGCCACATTCTCCAGCCGATCCAATGTGTAGCTGATCGCACAACACGACTCCGCGGATGCAATTGCAGGATTCCCAGATGTCCATCTTGCCGTCTGCATTGAAGGCGTAAACCTCGGCCAGCTTTTGATCCGACCAGGGCGAGATCCACGCGCGGATGTATCCCTTTGCCTTTCGAAGTGTCATGCGGCCTCCCGCTTTGCCTTGGTGTACGCCCTGATTGCTTCGGCGACCATGAACCGGATCTTCGTGCCGGTGCGCTCGGCGATCTTCTTCAGATCAGTATAAACTTCCACGGGAACCGGGACCGATCGGTCTGGCTTGCTTGCTTTCATGTTCACTACGTTATCAGACAAAGATTCACGTTGCAAGAGAAAAATAATGCCGCCTTCGTCTTTTTTTGCTTGCAATCTGGATCGGCTTAATTTAGGATTGAGACATAGCAACCCACGACATCATCGATGAATCGGGCTTCTCCTCAGGATTGGCCCAAGAATCACGTAAGCCGACGCGCGACGATGCGGGTCGGTGGTGGTTGGCCCGCACCAAGGAACAGCGCCGCGCCGGGCTACCGAAGATCGGCGCGCGGTTCTGGGACAGCTTCCATGTGCGCTGGGATGCGCTGGACTGGTCTGAGCAGGAAAGTATCCTCCGTGAACTGGTCGAACGTGGAGAACTCGCATGAAACTCTGCATGTGCGGCCTATCGGTAGTCCCTGGAGAAACCGGAATCGAGACCGAGGACGGGGATTTGATCTGTGATTGGTGCATCGAAGAGCGGGCGATGGATCACGTTGAGGCGGTTCGATACGAGTGCGCGGATAACGCGCTCGGAATGCGGGAGGGGTGGTAAATGTTTCCAGCCAACTATCATCTGCAGGACGATGACGCAGTTAACTGCCTCACTTTGGACGTCGAGGGGCGCACGTTCACGTCGCTGTCGATCGGCACTCAATTGTCGCTGATCACCAAATTTGACGGCGACGATCAACTTCGCAAGATCCGCGATTGCATTGACTCCTTCCTGAAGACGCGCGAGCCCAGCCGCTCGGATGAGGAGCGCGAAGCTAACGCGCGCCTGATCGCCGCCGCGCCGGAGTTGCTCGAAGCTCTACGACTTTGCGTGGAAGCCCTGGACGATGACATGCGCAATATTGATGCTGCTGGAGTCGCGTATGCAAAAGGCTGGGTCGCCATCGCGAAAGCGTTGGGGGAACGACCGCAGAATCCTGAAGCGCAGCCAACTGGCGTGGTCGCCAAACAATCAGATGAGTAACTGGTCTCCTCGCGCTCTGGACGCACTCCTCCGCAAGATGCAGCATGACATCGCAAGCATGTGGGCTGGTGGTCCGGATCGGAAACAAACTCCGTTTTGGCTGGAGGAGCTTCGCGCCTGCCGCATCCAGCCTAATGCGGAGGCAACCACAACCACCGAAAAGCTTTGGACTGATCCGGATTGGGTTTGTCCGCAGTGCCGATATACCAATCTAGCCATCCGCGAGCATTGCCGCAATTGTGGATTCGATTCAGCAATTGCTCATGCCGGGTTGTGTTGATTATGAATGCGCGGATTACCCACAAGGAATCGCCAAACAATGATCTACTACATCGAAATCACAGAAACACGTCAGACGCAAATACGACTGGAGGCATCCCGCGAAGAGTACGCCACCGAGCGGGTGAAGCAGTTGCTCAGGGACGGCGAGTTGCCCCTAGTGGTGGTGTAGCAGGAGATCATCGCGGTGCCGGTATCGGATCAGGAACCCGTCATGGTGTGCCCCGGTGAATAAGTGGAGCCCCACGAAGCTGGACGCGCTCCTGCGGGACATGGAGCGCGAGCAGCGGCCGCGCTTCGCGGGAATCAGCGCCGAGCAGTATCTACTCCGAGGGTGGATGGAGCGGCTTCGCGCCTGCCGCATCCAGCCTGCCAAGGTAAAGCAGAAACGGACAGGAGCAAAATGAGCACAGCACTAACGAATAGAGGCCCGCAGGAGGTCGCAGGGCCGTCGATGCTGGAAACGGTCATGCGGGCGGTAGCAGACCCGAACATCGACCCGGCACGATTGCGCGAGTTCCTGGAGATCGGGCGCGAACTCCAGAAGGACCAGGCGGAGGCGCAGTACAACGCGGCATTCGCGGCGCTCAAGGCGGATCTGCCCGTCATCACCAAGAAAGGCGTGGTGCTCAACAAGCGCGGACAAGTCCAGTTCAAATATGCCCGCTATGACGATCTTCATCGGGCGATTTCTCCGCTGCTGATGAAGCATGGATTCGCGACCAGCTTCGATTTCGAGGAGCCCGAGAAAGGCCGACTGACGGCGATCCTGCATCTGCTGCACCAGGGAGGCCACTCCAAAGACTATCGGTGGACGCTTCCCTCGATGGGCGAAAATCAGTACGTCACGAATTTGCAGAACGCCGCGGCAGCGCGGAGTTTCGGAAAGCGCTGCGTGCTGATTGACGCGCTGGACATTCTCACCGAGGATTCGGATAGTGATGGTCGCCCGCAGGCCCCTCCGGAGAAAATCACCGAGGAGCAGGCGCGGACTATCGAAGACATCATCCAAGCATGCTCCGACAAAGATCAGCGCTTCCGCGCGTCCTTCGCCAAGTGGATCAAGGTCGAGTTTCAGGCCGATCGCATCACCGATATTTTCCAGGGTGAGCAGTACGACGCGGTTGCCTCCAAACTCAAAGAGAAGATGGAGGCGCTCGGAATCCAATGAGCGCTTCGGCTATGGGGTTGAAAATGAGAGCGCAACAATTCTTTGGGATCTTATCCGCGCCCGCTGTTCGGGTAAACTCAAAAGCTAGGGAAGTAGTGCGGGTTCTGGATTCCCCCATCCCATTTAGGGGTTTCCTCAGGCTCTTTGGCTTCCGTCTTCACCGGAAGCGGCCCCGCTCACGGCGATACGCCGCTGGGTTACCCGCCTACTCTCCTAACAACTCGCTGGGCCACGACGAATCTCTACTTCTTTCTGCCGGGATGGCCCGCGCGGGAAGGATCGCCGTACCGCGCCCCGTAGTTGCCGCTTGCATGTTCGCATAGAAACGGTTACCATGTCAAATACTGTGACGACCGATCAGATCCGCAAGGTGATGTCCGAACTCGGGAAGCGTTCGGCTGAATCACTGACGCCCGCTCAGAAGACAGCGCGCGGCAAGAAGGGCGCGGCTACCCGGTGGGCGCGGCGCAAGAAAGCGAAGAAGTGATCCGATACCACGGTGGACCATGCACGCCATTGGAAGCTGCGCTCGAACTTTGGAGCGGTCGCCATGCGCTGATCAGTTTCGCGTATCCGGGGCAAATGGACTTCGTGGCGAAACACGCCCATTCATTCGTGCAAGATAACAGCGCTTTTACCGCGTGGGAGCAAGGGACGGAGGTCAACTGGCCCGATTATGCGAAATGGGTTGAGGAATATCAGCAGCATCCCGGCTTCGATAACTGCCTGATCCCGGACGTGATCGATGGCGACGAAAAGGCCAACGATGAATTGCTTGAATGGTGGGCGGGGCTCTCGATGGCGACTCCCGGAGTCCCCGTATGGCACATGCACGAATCACTCGAACGCCTTGATCGGCTAGTTTCAGGCCGAAGGCTATATCCAGTCGTGGCGATCGGAAGCTCTGGTGAATACGCGCAGCCCGCCACGGAACGCTGGTGGTCGAGGATGAGTGAAGCGATGGAGCACGCCTGCGATGCCAACGGAAGGCCACTCGCGCGATTGTGGGGACTCCGACAGATGGACCCGGACATCTTCAGCCACGTCCCCTATTCGTTTGTGGACAGCTCGCGCGTTTCGAGAAGCATCGGCGTTGAGAAAAGCGTACCGGGCCGCTATAAGCACCTGACGCCGAAACAGCGGGCGCTAATGATGGCGATGGACGCCGATAATCACAAATCGGCAAGCCGCTGGAGCGGGAGCACCGGAGTCCAGCGCAATATGGAGTTTTACTAAATGACGCAGCCGAAGAACGTCATCGCCGAGTGGATCATGCAGGTGCAGCAGGAGTCGCGCAACCTGACGCCGTGGGAAGCGGATTTCATCGACAGTATCGCCGAGCAGTTCGAGCAGCGCGGCACGCTGAGCGACAAGCAGGAAGAACGGAGAAAGCACCGTGACCGCGCCCAACCAGTTCGAGGACAACGCGCGGGAGCAGAAGTGCCGAAAAGTGGTCCGCTACATCCTCGCCGAGACGGTCAAGGTGCTGGAGTCCGCAGACGACGACATGTGGACCGCGACCGCAGCCAAGGCGGAAGTGAACGTGCCGAGCGAGCAGAGCAGGAAGCGGATTATCGAGATCATACGGAGGCTGATGGGATGAGGAAAATAATCAGCGCCGCTGCCGCCGTGTACGAGTTTCTCGATTGGTGGCGGATGTTATTGACTCGCTGCGCGCTCGGCAGCCACGAGTGGAGCGGGTTTACGGACGGTCGACGCACGCTGTTTATTTGTGGTCGCTGCTTGAAAAAGAGGATGATATGATCCACCTGCCGATGATCCAAGGTTCCGATGAGTGGCTGCGTGCCCGCATGGGCAAGCCGACCGCATCCGAGTTCGAGCGCCTCATCACTCCGGCCAAGCGAGAAACGAAAGATGGAGAAATCAAAGGTTGGCTGCCAACCAAGGGAGAAACGCGCCGAGCATATGCAATTTACTTACTCACCGAACTGATCCTCGACATGCCCCTGGCAGGCGTGAACACTGCGGCGATGGAACACGGTAAGGCTTGGGAGCCAAAAGCACGCGCGGCTTACGAGATGATGCACGGCGTCGACGTTGAGTTGTGCGGATTCTGCACGAACGACGAGGGAACAATCGGCGCGAGCCCCGATGGATTCGTTGGCGAGGATGGCTCTATCGAAATCAAGTGCCCCGAGCGGCCGGAGATCCACTGCGGCTACATGGTGAACCCCCAGAGTTTCGTGGATGAGTACTTCGCGCAGACTCAGGGCCAATTGTTCGTCACCGGGCGCAAGTGGACCGACCAGATTTCCTACTTCGGCGGAATGCCGATGGTAACCGTTCGCGTGCTCCCCGAGCCAGAGTTCCAGAAGAGACTCGGAGAGGCGCTGCGCTTATTCGTCAACGATCTGGCTCTGTACGTGGACATGGCCAAGGGCAAAGGGTGGATCAAGGACTCTGTGGCGCGTGCTCCGCGCGATTACTCGAAAGATTTCCTCTCCGCCGAAGACGAGGAGATGCTGGTGGCCGCGCTGCGCCAGGATCAACGATGCGAATAGGGCGCTCGGTCATCACCACGCAGCATCTCAAGAACGGGCAGCGCAGGCGACCGAAGTAGTACGCGCTGTGCGTGAAGTGCTTGCGGCGGTTCCCGAATGGGACGCTGATCGCGAATCATCGAAAGGTTTGTACGGTATGAAGGATACGCTCTTCGTTGTCGTGGGCCTGCTTGCGTGCAGCCTGTATTTCTGGGTGATCGGGAGGACGGAGAAGTGAAAACGCCTGAAGAGATCGCGCGGGAGTGCACTAATCTTCTGACGCTGATTCACATGTATGGGACGAAAGACGAATTGGATGCTATCGAGGCGCGGCAGAAAGGTGGGGAGTGATGGAGAGACTGACGCCCGAACAAAGTGGCATCCTGGCCAAGATCGCCGCGCAGGAAAATAACTATCGAGAGGGATGGGAGCGTGTCGCCAAAATCGCTGGTCACGATCCAAGTGCAAGGCCACATGACGAGTTTCACAATGCAGTAACGATTTTCGGTCTGTGCCATGCAATTGAGCAACATATCGCCCGGCAGACGCAGGAGATCAAGGAACTGCGGGAGGCGCTGGAGAAGATTCGCAGAACGCCAACAATGCCGTTCCCTGACGCCGGGGCGCATTCTGAGCGAACCTTTGGTCAGGCGGTGTGGCGTGCTTGGTCCGCGATTCAGGGCATCGCGGCTTCGGCCCTCTCCCGCACATCCAAGCCGGAGCCACACGAATGATTAGGAATTGGCGACACGACCGTTACGGGAGCAGTGCCGCGCTGCGGTCGGTCCGGGAAGGGAGGATCTGCGCGTGAGTAAAACGAAGCATACGCCGGGACCGTGGCACGTCAGAGAAGCCGATGGTGATCCAGAAGTAGAAGATCGGATCTGGGCCGAAGGCGACGGGACGTTCGCAACCCCCGAACGCCACGTTGCAGTCATTCGATGCGGCTTACGCGAGAGTGCCGCCAACGCTAGATTGATCGCCGCAGCCCCAGAACTATTGGAGGCTTGCCGAAGGGCGCGCCGCGTGTTCGCCGAATGCGCCGAGGACACCGCCGGAACACAGAGTGAGCGAGATTTTAAGCATCTGTATTATCTGATGAACGCCGCGATTGCAAAAGCCATCGGGGACCGACCCGATACTACCGACGCGCAGTCCGCTGTGCTGGTCGCCAACAAAGAAGAATCGAGCACAGCCAAGCAGGAGGGGGAATGAGGGATGAGCGAATTTGGACGCATAACTGACGAGCTTGATGCGAGGGTTGCCGCCCTCGAAGCCCAACTCCTCGCCTCCCAGCAAGAGTGCGAGAGGCTGCGGACCGAGGCCGCGATAAACAATCAATTGACGAGCGCTGCAATGCTCGGCAAAGCTACGGCAGAACGTCATGTTGCTGAACAGGCGCAGGCGATCGTGAAGCTGCGGGAGGCGCTCCAGGAGTTGCGCGATAACTTACCGGATAAATGCACTTGCCACGAATCCTATACCTCCCGCGAAAAGGCTTTAGGCTATCGGTTCAAAGACCCGGAGTGCCTGTTCTGCGACTTGGATAAAGTATTGCCGAATGTGAATGCGGCCCTCTCCCGCACTCCCAAGCCACCAGTGGAAAGTGTCGGCGTGGGCCTGATCGCAGCAGAGAGGCAGCGTCAGATTACGGCAGAAGGATGGTCCTCCGATCACGACGATGAGCACGACATGTGGCAGTTAACGCGAGCGGCGGTCGCTTATTGCGGCGCAGTGACCCGCTACATTCGCGGAATGCCAACGGCCCCGGAAGGGTGGCCGTGGGAGGATTCGTGGTGGAAGCCCAGCCAAGACCCGATCAGAAATCTGGTCAAGGCTGGAGCGTTAATTGCGGCGGAAATTGATCGCGCGTCCCGCACTCCCAAGCCGGAGGGCGAGTGATGCCCGCACGCAAACAGTGGCGGTGCTTCCACTGTGATGAAGTTTTCCGGTCTAAAAAAGCAGCCTGGGCGCATTTTGGTCCAGATCAAGACTGCGAAAAACTGCCGCCGGCCTGTATTGATCCATTGAGGGTGGACGAGAAGGCGCGACTGACCGAGCTTCGTGAGGCGCAAGAGTACGCTTTCCAGTGCCAGGAGAGAGCAAATAGCAAGGAGGACCGTCTGGATGACATGGAACGGGAACTTGCTGAGTTTAAGGCGATCACGGGTTGTCATAGCCTCCACGATCTGAGGATGTGGATGGACAACCAACAAGGGCGTGTGGTCACGGCCAATGCTCTCATCGAGGGGTTCAGAAAGGCAGCGCCGGAACTAGCTGCAGAAATAATCGGATAGTTCCTACTGCCCCTCCCGCAGCGTCCTGACCGCCCAATTCGCATAGGCCGGCTGTCCGACCTGAGCCATCACGCTGTTCAACTGCCGCAGCAGATCCGGCGACTTGCTCGCGGTCGGCACCACCGGCACGCCGTCCAGCGTCACCACGCGGAATCCAGCCAAGCACCGTGCCTGCGCGATCTGCGCGCCGGTTGCACTCACCGGGGCATCGGTCACGACCAGCACGGTTGTTCCGGCCGGCGGCTGCACAACTGAACTGCACGGGACCAGCGGCAGGCTCGCGCCGGTTGACGTTCCCGGAGGCCCTTGCGGACCCTGAGGTCCAGCGGGGCCTTGTGATCCGATCGGTCCTGGGGGTCCAGCAGGCCCCGCTGCGCTTGCGGGGCACCCGCCCCAGATCCCATTCAGCTTCGGCCCCATCCAGCAAACCACGGTCCCGGAGTTGTAGTAGTACAGATCGCCGTCTTTCCCCAGCAGGGAAGATGGCGGCGCGGTCCCAGCGTAGATGTCGACCGTGGGCGTGCACAGGTGGAGATTCCCGAAGCCTCCGGTGTTGGGGATCGGATCGGCGCAGAGCTTGGGGAATGTGGTTTGGGCACCCAAGGGCAGCGCCAGCAGCCCGAGCAGGGCAAGCCTGGTCATCGTGGCAACCTCGCAATCGCAGCATACAAGCGCTTAGCCCAAATACTCCCCCATGCCGTCTGGGGGCTGTACTTCAGCGCATCCGCAACGCAGGTCGCCTCGAACACCACGCGCTCTGTAGGCGACAGAACCGGCTTCGGTGGAACGGGGATACCGTGGCGGGCGAGATGGATCTGGGTGGTCACTTGGCGGGCTCCTTGGGTTCGGGCTTCGGGGGCTCTTGCTGCGCCAGCGCATTCAATTGTATCTCCGCTCCATAGATATTGAAGCACGCCCTAGACTTCTGCTCCGTGGCTGCGAGTTTCTGCTCCAACCATGCGATACGCGCACGGAGCGATTCATCGGATACCGGCTTGGTTTCTTCAGCGAACAACACGAGCGGCACAAAAAGCAAAAGTATTTTCATAAGCACCTCTAGATTATTTAGTGGACCAGGAGGGAGTCGAACCCTCATTAATCTCGCGCGAGATCGACACAGTTTTGAAGGCTGTTCCTGTCACCGGGCAGGTACACTGGCCCATTACTGGATACCCACAGCAGCGAGACATGTCTTCAGGTAAACGGTCGCGATCCGATTCTGCCCTGTTTGCGTTGGGTGGATACCATCTTGAAACCACAGGGTATCAGCATATGCTCCCGTTATTCCGAGATTTGTGTCGGAGTTTACATCGCATACGGAGTAATTGTGGGCCACGGCCCCGCCCGTGATCTTGGACGCAAGATCCTGCATCCACTGATCTCCCGTCAATGCGTTTACCAGTCCGTTGTGGCTGGTGTTGGTGAAAACAATCACCCGCTGAAACCCCGTCGCTTGCGCCGCTGCTACTTCCGAGAGAATATTGGCGTAAGTCGTGGCAGTTGCCGTTCCCGCCACGAAGTCGTTGGCTCCGATCATGATCGTAAGCACGTTCAGCGTGTTCGGGTTGAAGTGCGCCGCCACAGAAGCGCTGTACTGCGCCAACATAGAGGCGCTGGTTTCGCCTCCATTGGCGACGTTGAATAGCGTGGGTGGGATTGCCAACGCCCCCATCCCCGAGGGGTAGGGCGTGGTTACCATGTAGCCCTGCGTAATGGAGTCCCCTTCGGTTATGAGGACAGGGTCGATTCAAGGGATCGTCTCCCAACAGACCGAGAAATCCGTGATGCCGGTGATGGTCTGTGCATTGAGATTCTGATTGGCGGTCAACGAGACGCTTACATTTGATCCGGCATAACTAGCGCTTGATTTCAGCGGGACCGCATCCTGGTAATTTGTATTGCTCGTCGCTGCCGTGTTCTCAAATGGGCTAGACGTGTAGTAGGTCGTCCCACCCACCGAATCCCCTATCGTTGAGGTGATCGTGGTAAAAGCTGTTCCGCTCCATGCGGTTGTGGTTTTTGTGGTAATAATATCGGTGATCTTCCCACGCGCCGGAAGCGCAAATAGAGTGACACTCTGTGTCGCAGACGCTGCTATCGCCGCTCCGACAACTGCTGTACCGCCATTGAAAGCCACGGTCCAGTTGGTGCCATTATTGTTAAGCGTATAAGTGCCACAGGTATGGACCAACCCTCCAGGGGCTGCTGAAAGCTTAGCGGCCTTGGCGTAGGTCTGTGCTGAACCATCCGTTATCAGCGCTTCATTAGTTGTTTTCCGAGTGAGTGCGGTATCTTTCACGCCAACGCTACTCATCAGGAATAGGCTCGCAGGGGAGACAAGGTTGAACCCAGCTGTATCCCCACTCCACACCGCAACTCCCAACCCGCCGTTTTCGTACTGAAGAGCCCCTCCGCCATTGCCTTTGTTCACGCGGATATTTCCGAAACGATCAACGAGAAATGTACTATTCCCTCCAATATTTACATTAAGTGCGCTTGATCCAACTCCTGAAGCTGTGTTGGTTAAGTTAATCTGAACTAGATCGGCCCCGGCCCCGGACGTATTGAATGTGCCAGAAATCTTCACTCCCGGCTGATTATTACTGCCCGTCAAAGAGAACCCAGAAGCGTCAAGCAAAGACTGGTTGGCTGTGCCTTGAGTGATAATCTGCCCTGCCGTAAACGTGTTATTACTAGCAAGCGCTGCGTCCAAGCTCGCGTGACCAGTCAGGCTCGCCGTGATCGTTCCTGCCGAGAAGTTTCCACTTCCGTCCCGCGCGACAATTGCCGATGCGGTGTTCGCGCTCGCAGCGGTCGTGTTGGCGTTCGGCAGCACCCCCGTCACCTTCGCCGTCAGGTCAATCGTTGAATTGGCGATATCGGCGTTGACGATACTCGAACTGGTAACGGTCTGTGTCGATCCAGCGAAGTGCGCCACTCCCGCTCCAGGAGAAGAAGCCTGCACCACATTCGCAGGCAGAATCCCCGAATCCGCAGCGCCCCCGGCGTTGTCGCCCTTAATGAGATTGGGCGTTGTAGGGAGGACTACGGGGCTGCCGCCGCCTTGCTGGGTCCAGACGCCCGGATTTCCTCCGGTCGTGCAGACGTACTCCTGTTGGTCCACTGCTGCGTTCGTCTTGATAAACACGTCGGTGAACGCGCCCACTGTGCAGGCGGTCGGCAGCGTGGTTCCCGATTGAATCCTACGAGCACTGTATGTGGTCGCCTGCGGGAACGCGAACGGAGCGAGGAGTAGAAGCAAAAACAGTAGTCTTTTCATATATTTTCACGACTCTTTCATGATTAGACGCGGGGCGTTCTGCCCACTCGCCTTTCTACCTGCCGGGGATACCTGCCCACCCAGCAAACCGGTTAACTGCTGTGCCGCCAAGCGATCCATGATCGTCTGGATATTATTCACGCCCATGGTTTCAAGCATGGTCTGGGTATCCACCGCGCCGCCTCTCCAGAGTTGCAGATACAGCATCTTGCGCTGGATCTCTGAGGAGGCGAGCAATGACGACGGCGCCACATGGAAAGCGAACTGTTTCATGAACTCCATCGCCCGATCGGGCTTCGGAAGCGGCCCGCGGGCCATCGCTTCAGGCGTGATCAATCCGTCCCTACTGTAATCTCCTGCATGAACGTGCGCTGGGATGAATGATCCTGGATCGGTATCGAAGTCCTCAGGAGTGATGCCATCCGGTCCAAGGGCCATCAGGCGCATCGGCATGGTGTAAAACTGGGCGAAGTTGAACGCCAGCATCTTGGCGAACTCCCGAACAAAAGCTTCCATGCCGCGGGAGCGCCCGCTGGTTGCCGGAGTCATCGACTCCTGAAGTTTGTCGATTGTCTCTCCTCCTGGCATCTGGTTGAGCCTCAGAAGTTGGCTCATGTCCCGCACGCCGGAGATATTGTCCATTTCCTCGCGCAGCATCTCGATGACCTGCTTGGCCACTTCAAACCCGGCCAGTTGCGGATATTGAAGCGTGATGCCCTTCCCAACCATGCCATTCTGGAGGAACTTCTGGCCGGCTGCTCGAGTGTTGATGGCCCCCAGGGCTGCCCGAGAGATGCTATTCTTGTCCGCGATTACATCTGGCTGGGCAAACTTCTGCAAAATATCATCCTGCGCTCTCAGGGCGCGATCGTAAGCGTCCTGCAAGGGCAAAAGGTCCCACATGGGCGCTTTCCCGAGCCAAGTGGTCGGCCACGGGTCCAGAGTGAGCTTGGACAGCGGGTACATCCCATGCCAGTAGATTGACGTGCTGTTGTAGAGCATCGCCGTTCTGGTGAACTGGATGCATCGTTTGCGCGGATAAAGCGGCTGTCCTGGTGGTACTTTGTAGGACCAGTTATTCATCGGCTTACCGTCGCGATCGAACTGGCCGATCATGATATCCGATGAGGTTTCGTTGATCCGGTCGTCGCGAACGTACATCGTAAACAGATCCACGACGGGAATCTTGTTTAACTTCCGCTCAGGAGCATCGCCCCACAAAGCCTGCTGGAATAGATTGGTCCCGAGAGCCGCATACGCTTGTGCCGTAGGCCCTGCGCCGGTCGTGGACGCGGCGCCATCGCGATCAGCCTGGATCAGGTGGGCTTTCTCGGGGAATAGCCCCTTGACGTAATTTACGGTTCGTTCCCTGCGAAGGATAACCCCCGCAGCGCTTTGGATCGACTCGTACCCGCTTGGTCGGATCGGAAGCACGTCTCGCGGATCTTCAGCATCGGCATCGATATCTTCCAGATCGGTGTTGAACGTCTGATGGATGTAGCTTGTTCCCGCACAGATCCAATAGCGCAGCGCATCGGCAAAGCGCATATCGATCTGGCGGTTGTAGTACCAAGTGGTCGAGAGTTTTCCTAAAATCTCGGCGTTTCGGTCGAAACGGCTGTTCGAGGTTTTGAACTCCCAGAACGGCTTGATGTCCGTGAGAAGCGCCGCTAGGTCACTGGCGATTTTCCCCACGCGATTTGAGCGGATGCGAGAAAGCCCCCGCGAGAGAGCCTCATTATTCGTTCCCAGGACGGCCGCAAGAGATTCCGCGATCCGCGAGTACCCCGGCTGCGCTTTGAGGAAATCTCCCGATTCCTTGAGGGCCTCTTGTGCCCATCCAAGGGTCTGGATATCCTCTTCGGACGGCAGAGCTGGAATGGGGGGATTTCTCACCGTACCCCGATCTTGATACCCGTCAGGTCAATCGGCTTGTGCTCAGGCATGTAGTCCGCGCTACCCGTGCCTTTGTCGTGCCACGCGATTTCGCTGCGAACGCCCTGCTCTTTCTCGAATTTCTCGATGGATTTTAGAGTGGGTAACTCGCGCCGCTCATAGCCCAAAGCCTTGAGACGTTCTGGCATCTCGATATTGTTCGCGGGAGGATACGAAATCTTGCCCGTCCCCGGATGTTCCCACACGACCGCTCTTTCGCTCGTGTGGACAGTTCCACCTTGTCTGCCGTAAGGGTAGCCATGGTCCGGACAAGCAAACCATCCGCCCATTGGGAAGGGATTGCCGCACTTTTCGCAGATTTCCATTACTGGGTTACCTCGTCAAGCAGACTGTAGTTGTGCTTGACCCACTCGTAGCGGAAGCGGTAGATGAATCCGCCTTGCACCAGCGGAAGGTTAGGAATCGCCTGAATCACGACCCCCGTCCACCGGGAATTGTGGGTATATCGCGGGGCCTTGTGCGCGAAGGTGAGCCCGAACAATGGAGTTCGAATGTCGAACTGACGCCCCTTAAGGCTCACCCAGCAAAGAGATCGCAGATAGGCGTGAATGAGTCGCCAGTTCATCTTAGCCCTACATATTCTTGCAGGCCCTCGATAACGTGCTTCGCGAGCCATTTCTCGAAGTTCGGGTCAAAGCACCGGGACCTAAGGCGGTCGAGAAGTACTTCGCCCAGCGGGATATCGGTTCCGCCCACCCTGATCCGCATCGCCTTGCGGACCAGCCCCACGAGGTCCGAAGCGGTTGAGATATTGGAGTGCGTGGCCTCCTCGATGCTCATCCGGTCGGCATCGCCGAGCCAAATTCCCTTTTGCGCCTTGTGCGTGGCGCACTGCGTCAGGCGCTCGGAAAGCACCTGATCGAGGGGCTTGCGCTCGCTGAACGCGATGCGCTCGTATTGCTCCATCACGTCCGCAGGAACCGTGATCTTGGCGCGAACCTGAGTGTTTGTTTCGGTTGTGGTGCTCATGCTTTACTTGAGATTCTACGTTACAACGGATAGAAATACAACGAGTTGAGTTGATGTATTACAGTTTACAACGTAAAGTACGCCACGCACTTTTCTGTTGCGTTCGCGCGTTACAACGTTCAGAATGAGGGATATGAACCGCAGAGGATTCTTTGGGTTGGTCGGTGCGGCCTTAGCGGGAGCAAGCGCAAGATTTCGTCAGCCTCCGCACTCCAGCCAGTCGAAGCGCTTCCCTTGCGTATCTTTGTCGCTCCTATTGGGGCCGTTCATGTATAGGCGTGGAGGGTCTGTTCGTGAAGTGGCTTGCGCGACGCTTGCTGCGCTAGCGGTTGGCCTAGTGGGATGGTTTTTTTCGCGATGAAGAACGCCGTTTTGCTCGCTTTTGTCCTGGCGTTTATTGCCCAAGTTTTTGAGTTCTATAACAATCCCCGTAGATTCGTTAGAGTCAGTCCCGGAGGCGTCACGGAAGCAGACTTCAATGGCCCGACCACTCAAGCGTAAGATCAACGTCGCCCCCAAGCACGAGGCGGCGGCGGAACTGCTGAAGACGATCCCGCGCGGCG